AATAATAAAATAATCTCTTCAAATTGTCCGTTACCATTTTTATTATTTAACTCATCAACCAATGCTTGTGTATCAGTATTTGTTTGTTCATTTAAATTTGAATTTATTGTTGTTGTTTCTTCTCCTGTAGGTACTGTTGTTGCTAACTCAGTTGAGAAGTCTTTAATTTGTTCTACCGTTCTTAATGATTCAATTACTTGATATATATCGCTATAACTAAACATTGGGTATTTTTTAAGTAAGTCGACTAAATCGTATTTAACACATCCCGCAAATAACGAATCAATAACTCTTGTTGCTTCAGATTCGTCAGCCTTTTCTAATTCTTTATTAACTAAAACATTCATTATTGATGGATGATCAACGACAATCTTAAATTTAATACTACCGGCACGTTTTGTGTTTGAATATGTATAAACAGGTTCAGTTCTACCTAAAAAGACATTATCTTGCCAAGTTGTACTTGTATTGTCATCAAAACTTAAATCATATGGTGGGAACCACATAATTCTACCTCCGTTAGGTCCAATTTCACAAGCGGGTAAATCTTCAATTCTAAAACCAGGTTTGTTTGACGTTCTCCAAGCTAAATTTTCAATAGAGAACATATATTTTTTAGCCTTACCATTAATAATGTTAGTTGAGTCTACGCCCTTTGCACTATGCATTGGTGCAATATTTAAGTTAAATGTATTATCAAATACGGAACTTTTATATTTTCTTATATTGCCGTCAGTTTTTTGAAGTTCATTGAATGAATAATATGGTCTATCTTTAGTGAATAATCTACAGTATTCATACCCAACAACGCTCTTAACCTCATTTCCTTTTGTTTGTCCTGCGGCTGTTGGTGTTAAATATCTTCTAACTCTTGAACCTTTAGTTGTTTCAACATAACCGTCGTTAAACACTTTAGAAATTTGATTTATAGCATTTCCTACGTGTTCTAACTTGCTTGATGATGCTGCACTTCCCGCCTCAACCAATTTTTGTGTTACATCCAATATAGAACCAGGTGTAAACCCAATATCAGAAGATTTGGTTTGATTAAACGAACTTTCAAACCCACTCCCAAATACACTATCAATCGTAAAGTTTGTTAAGTTACCTGTCTTATCATTTTTAGGACCAACAAATCTTCCTGGATCTAAGTAGTTCTTTTTTGCCGTCCAAGTAAATCCTCCCTGAATACCAACACTATCATAAAATGGTTTGGCATTTAAACCAAATAGTTTTTTATTTACTTCGTTACCTTCAAAGTCTCTACCTATTCTACCGTAATCATAAACAGGTCCAACAGATGGGTTACCGTTTCTATCTTTTGGTAAATCAGTAACAGGACTAACAACATTTTTTAAATAGTCTTTATCTGCACCTACATAAAAATTAGAGTTTGGTGCTGATAAATTAGGGCTTGACGCCGAATCTAATTTATATTTTGGTCGGTATTGGTTATACCATAACATATCAAACAACAAACTTTTAGTTGCGTTTGACGTATTCGCCAATAACCTTTCAGAACCTGTATCAATAAATGGTGTTAATATTTTTGTTGCTAAATTTGTAACCATACCCGCAGCAGTTCCTATAGGGTTACTTGCGGTTTGTGATAATAAATTCTTAGTAGGGTAATCAAAGTATTCACCAGGTATTAATGAGTATGGTGAATAAAGTCCCGATAATCTTGCGGTAAATGATAATGCGTCTCCAACAACTCCACCTCCAATTGATGTAATCCTAAAATCTTTTTGTAATAATGGTATTTTATTCATTACAACACCTAAAGTGTCGAATGGATCTAAATTGGGTTGTACCGATACTCCTCCACTATTTGGATCAATAGAAGAGTTAGTTAATATTGTTTTTCCTAACGTTTGTTGTAATAACTCAAACGCAATTCTTGCTTTAAATTCTTTTTGTAATTGTTTTGCCCCTAATTTTGCTAAATCAGAATCTTGACTTAATGACCCTTCACTACCAACGATATTATCGATGTTATCCTGACTTAATATACTAATTGGTGTGTAATCTGATGGTTGGAAAACAAATGTCGTATCACTATTATAATATGGTTCATTAATGTTTTCAAAAGCCAAGTCATCAATACTTAAAACCTCATAAGAACCATCTCCATTATTATATCTATTTTTGGCATATAAAAATGTTTGAGATTGTTCTGTAGTTCTATTAGGTGATGAAGTTTCATAGTTAAATTCTCCTTGATTTGCTTGGGTTTGAAAATCTAAATTAGGATTAATCATCCCTCCAAAACCATTAGGTTGGTTTTCAGGTCCATATATGTTTGCTAAATATGAAACAATCTGAGATTGCTCTGTTGTTCTATTAGGTGATGAAACTCCAAAACTATATTCTCCTTTATTTGCTTGTGTTTGATAATTTAAATTAGGGTTAATCATATCGTCAAACCCACCATTTGGTCCATATAGATTTGACGTATAAGCATTATCTTGTGATTGTATTGTAGTTAAATTAGGTCCGTTAGATACGTATTGGTAGTCTCCTTGATTAGATCCTATTGTTAATAAAGGAAATAAAACAGAATCTCCGTAACCATTTTGTATATTACTCGGTGAATACTTGTTTAAAACTCTTAAAATATTTTCTTGTTTGTCCCCTTCTAATTCAATATCACTACCGATACTATCAGGATAACCATAATTACCCTCATTCGCTTTAGTTTGAAAATTTAAATTAGGAGTTACAGTTGTTTTACTTTGTTGCCCTTCAGGACCATATTGATTTTGGACTATCAATTCAAGTTCCTTTATTTTACCAAAATTTTGAAGTTTTGAACCCTCAGATTGAATATATGAGTAGTTTCCAAAGTTAGTCTCACTATTTAAATTTAAGTTAATAGATACTAACTCTCCAAAGGTACCTCCAATTGGTGTGTACTTATTTAACCCAATAAGTTTTGGTTCTTGTAGTTTTGCTTCAACGTCAACAGTTTGTTCATCGATTACCGAATAATCAATTAAAACAATTTCAGTATTTTTACTACCATCATTACTTACATAAAATCCATCAACCTTATACGGTTTTAAATTTTTAAGCAATAATTTTTTTCTAAAGTTTTCTGTAGAATCAAATGATAATGGACTTTCCATCTATTAATTTTATTTATAAATAGATTTTATTATGGTTTTTTCACCATTAACAAGTCCTTGTTTTTAATAACATATAGAATTTCTTTTTCTAAATCGTTTTTAAATCTTCTGTCGTTAATAAGTGTGTCGGCTAAATTACCACTACTTGTAATGTTAACATTAATGTTTACACTACCTGAACCCTCAATTTTTTGTACTTTAGTTTCCGTAACTTCTGTTTTTTGTGTTGATTCAGTTTTAGGTAATTTTACTTCAGGCAACTCTTTTGGAACTATTTGACTTAATGCTGAATTTTCAAAATCTTTCATTTTCATATATGAAGATTTTAAAACTCCTAATTTTTTATCTAAGTCAGGAGCAAAAACTGCCTGATCTTCTTTTATAAAACTAAACATTTCACCCTTTCCTGTTGACAATGTTTTGGTATCTCCACCAAAAAACCTATCTTCGGATTTTGTTGTCGGCTCATATTCTTTTTCTATTAGTTCAGTAACTTTAGTTTCTTTTGTGGGATCTCCAATTCCAAATTCCTTACTTAATTTTTCATTAGCCTTATCTGTAAGCGTTAACATTTTATCTGTCATATTTTGGATAACAGATGAACCATACTTATCTGTCACAGTTTTTACAGTTTCTTGGGTTTTACTTAAAGCCTTTTCGACGTTTTCTAAAACTTTACTTCTTTGTGTTTCTGTCATTGATCTAATAACAGATTCTTTTATAATTTTTACATCCTTAGCTTGATCTTCAGCAATTGTTAAATTCGCTTCGGCAATTTGTCTATCTGATTTTTTTGCCATTTCATCATATTTTTCTAAAGCCGATTTTATAGCGTCAGGATTATTTTTTAACGTTGTACTTAAATCAGATATATTACCGACACCGGGTAAATCTAATGTTATTTTACCTCCAGGTCCAATCTCCGCCAACTGAGCTATTAAACCTTGTTGTTTTTCGTCAAACATTTTACCTTCACCAAAAAGATTACCTAAACCACTTTCACTAACTTGTTTAACAATCATAGCTTGTTTAGCACTTTCACGTCCCATATTAATGAACTTATCGTACTCACCTTCTTTACCAAAAGCCCTTAATTGTTCATACAGTCTTTGTTGTGCAATCGCATTAGTTTCAATTTCCCCTGTCGCTTCATTCACTTTAAATGCCGCTTTAGACATATCTAATAAATTAGTTTGTAATTTACCAACATTATTTGCCCCCATATTCATTAACTGAAATGGGTTCATTAAATTACTCATTGAACCGCCTAACATTGACATAGAAGATGCCGCTTCAATAGCCTTTTCAGGATCAAACGCAAAACTTCTACCAAGACTAGCAGCACCAATATCGTCAATTGTTGCCCCTAATCTTTGAGCTTCTAAAACCATTTTAGTTAAACCTTCAACACCACCTTTAAAGTTATATGCATTTACTTTGGATAGGTTTTTTTGTACTTCGGTTAGAACTGATTTTACGTTCAACCCGCTTCTTCTTGCTGATTCTGTTATCTTATTTATTGTTTCAATACTTTTTTCTTGTGAAAAAGTGAGTTTTACAAATTCTGCAGTCATTTTACCGATATCGGCAGCACCAATACCTGTTGCTCTTGACATCTCAACCATTTTTGTTACTACGGTTGATGCCGGTTCTACTACCCTATTCAAACCTTCAGATAACCCCCCAATACTATCTGTTATATCTTTAAACGATCCACCAATATTTGAGACATCAAAATATATACTCTGTAATTTATTTCTAAAAAGTTCAGCACTTTCAGGACTAATCGCAATTCCGGAAATTTGTCTTTGAATTGTTTTAGCCTTTGATTCCATTGAAGTTAAAATGTTAACATTTTCTTCAGGAATTAATGCGGTTTTCATTGCCGTATATATCGGTTCTAACCCCTCACTCCATAATTTAAACCCTTCCGTAAATTCATCAGCAGGATCGGCAGTCCATAAAAACATAATTTAATTTATTTAATAAATAGGTTATTGTTGTTTTTTTTCATATTCCTCAACAAGTTTGTCTATAAAATACCTACGTTCAAATGTTGGCATATTCATAACGTCAGAATATGAAAAGTTTGCAAATTTTATTAAATAATAAAATTCATCTAATATGTTTTTTTTATGATTGGAAGAAAGGCCGAAAAAACTCAACCCCAAAGGTAACACCAACGGTGACCTCTTCTCCAGACGGGGCTATAACTTTTCTATCTAAATCCATTTTAGGTTCACACTCTGAAATGAATTTTCTTATGTCCTTTGAATCTGAGATTGGCATCTGATTAAGAAAAGTTGCAATAACCCCTTTATCTCTACTACCATCTAATTCAACAATATGTTTTTCAAGTCTTTTAGTTATAACGGGAGCAACCATCCCTTTAGGGTATTGATCAATAATTTTGTCTATTTCATTCTCATCACCTAGTGTTAAAAGTTTTAATTTAACTTTCTTTTTACTTTTTGGTAATTCATATTCAAATAACCCCTCATCATTTGGTATATGTTTTGGTGTTAAATAATTTATTTCGTCTAATAATATTGTGGTTTCAAAAAATAGATTTGTTTTTGGGTCCCTTACTGAAAATTCGTATTCAGATCCAAATGCCGTATTTCTTAAAAATATTAATACCGCCTGTACGTCAACATTTATCATTTGACTGACATCGAATCCGTGCTCATATATTTTACTTCTTAATAATGTTTTGATAACCCCATCTTTAGTGTTATTTGGTGACATTAATACATTTTCGTCATTAGCCGTTAAATATCCAACCTTAAGGGATTCTTTTTTTGGTATATAATATATTCCACGAGAAGGTAATTTTACAACGTCGTGTGGTAAATTAAATTGTTGTTGTCCGTAATCTAAAGCATTATCCATAATAATTTTTATTTTAAAAATAAATTGAAGAAATATATAGTAAATAAAAAACCCACCTTAATAGATGGGTTTATTTGTTTTTGAAAAAAATTATTAGTATACTAATATACAACGATCAGGTTGTAATGTCATATCAATTTTCATAATATCACTATTATCGTATCCAACACTGTTGAATTTAACATCAGTAATACTACAACCTTGTAGAATCCATTTCTCAACTGCAACTCCTGTTGGATCCAACATTTCTAAATCCACGTCTTTTTTGTAACCCGCAGCATAACCCATACGTCCTGTTACTGATTCTGCATGTAAACGAACCCACTCCATAACTGCTTGAGATGCTGAAGGACCGATTGGGTCTCTTAAAGTCACCGCAATTGATTCCCAATTGAAGAATCCCGCAACATATGTTTGAGTATTTAAAAATTTAATTTCTTTTGTATCTATTTTAATACTTGGCCTAGATGCTTTTTCAACATACCAAGAATTAATCCCCAAAGAAGAAGGGAAACTCAATATAAACCTATTACTTTTTTTAGGTTCGTACTGAAAGGGCATTTTCATTAATAAATCAGCCATTGTCTATTTTTTTATTAGTTTTATTTATTTTAATATAAATATCGTGTTATTTATTTTTTTTCTATTTACTTTGTTCCGGATAAAAATTATTCTTCTACTAGACTAGATAAAATAATAATTATTTATTATATTTAATTTTTTCTCCTCCTTTAGTTAAATATATATCTACTGGTTTTTCTGGGTATTCTTTTTCTAGGAAATCATTCATTTTCTCAACATTTCTTAAATCGTCATCTGAAAAACCAATTACAGGTAAAACCTCATTATTAGAAACGTCATCTTTAAACATTGGGTTTCCTTTATATCCTGAAGTGTTTGCAATCTCCTGAGCCATTTGTCTACAATATGTAATAAAGTTTCTCATCGCCTTTATTTTCCCCTCTTCAGGATTCGATGCGTTACCTTCCCCATAAGTTACAGGTTCATATTTACATAAATCAAGATATTCTTGTATCAACTCTTTATCCTGAAATTGTAAATCTTTTACCGATTCAAAAACCTCTTCAGTATTTAAATTTCTATACCTTTTTAAATTTTCAACTAAAGTTTTTGAATTAATTCCGTTATGGTTGGAGACAATATAATTAAAAACCGCCTCTTTTAAGACTTCAGGTGTGTGTCCCCTAGCGGTGATAATTGCAAAAATAGAACCTCCATTTATACATTCAACAAAGTCATTCCAAGAAGGTCCAGGACTTGCAACCATTGAATCGATAATAAAATTCTTATCCCCCTCTACTGTGAAGTATCTAAAGGGATTAGGGGCATATCCCACAATAGTTGTTCCTTTATAATTAAATGGTTCAACACCTAATTGATGTCTGTGTTCTGCAAAATCTTCAGTGGACATAGGAACCTCCTCCTCATTTTCAGACATCACCATAATTTTTGTTGGCATAAAAGCAATATTATCATCCCAATCAAATGCATAATATTTTAAATCAGGACTACCTACGTCATTAAACCCCTCATTTAATTTTTGTTTAAAAACGTATTTATAAATATCTTTAGTATATTTCATTATTTTTTAAGTTTTTCTAATAGTTTTTCTAATTGTGATTCAGTAATAACAATATTTTGTTTTTTACTTGAATAAGTTTGAGGCTCACCTTTAGCGATACCAACACTCTCTTTGATTAATTTTTTTTCTATTTTCATAATCTTTTTTTATATAAATATACAAATGGGGAGTATTTCTACTCCCCATCCTTTATTTTTTGTTTTTATTATAAGTCATCGAATGATGCTCCTGTCGGTGTGATTACAAACTCAATGTCAATATATTCTAACGCCTTGGTTGGTTTTAAGAATATTTTACCTGTTAAAGTATTTGAATCTAAGTCTTCAGGTGTGTTAGAAACTGTCACTCTAAAGTCAATTAAACCTCTATCTCTTCTAATTGAATCCAAGATTGGGTTTACTGAATCTAAAAATTGTTGTCTAACTTTATCATCATTTTGTTCAAACAATAATCTAACCGCCACTGCTGAAATTAACTTACGAGCTTGTAGTAACAATCTTCTAACGTTGATTCTATCAAGTGCAGATTCTTTAACTTGTAAAGTTTTGTTACCCCAAATTACAGTACCTACGTCTGAGAATGTTGCAATTGGGTTAACTCTACCTTTATAAAGTGTGTCTCTATCTTCTTGAGTTAACTTTTTACGAGCTCTAATTGAATTTACTAAACCTCTTGTGTATCCTGCAGATGCAAACCAAGGAAATGCGATGTTATCAGTTAATGCTAAGTTTTTAACAACTTCACCTGTTGGTGGTAAATATAACTGAGTATTATTAACACTATCTCTTGTCAAGACCCAAGGGTAATAAGTTGCAGTATAGTTAGAATCGATACCTGTACTTTCTAAATTATCTACCGCCTCTTGAGGGTATATTAAACCTTCAGAAATATCTGAATAAGATGGTAAGAATAAATCAAAGTCAGGAGTTGTACAGATGTAAATTGAATCCGCTCTATCTGTTTCTATCATATCAATTGCGTCTTCAACTAAATTTGAGTTATTCACATAATCGATACCTGGAGTAGCAAATACGTTAATATTAACAGACTCAGGGTTAGCGAATGTACTTTGTCCCATTTTGTATGCGTAGTAGTCAGTATTCGCCCAAACCTCTTGGTTAGGTCCCGATATTTGTTTAAATGCTCCCCATCCAGATGCTGTCGGGTATGTTACTGAAGGTGCTGCCCCGTATTTAAACCCTACTTGACCTAATGCGAATGTGTCGCTATTTGTTCTATATTCTCTATAAATGTCCCATCCGTCAAATCCACCGTAAGGATACAATGTAAATTTACGAGTAACTAATTTGTAGTAAGGGTTATCTGTATCGGTAGGTTCAGAGTTAAATGACCCCACACCAACTTCAAATGCTTGTGTATAAGCCGAAGTGAGTACATTATACATTGTAACTACAGTAGCACCACTATCCATATGGAAACCTTTAGTTCTATATGCCCAATCTATACCTGTTGTGTCAGTACCTAAGTTTGCAGGAATTTGTTTACCCTTGTATTCAAAGAAGTCGTAATCAACTCCAGTAATATTAGAAATACCTAAGTATGCTCTTCTTGGGTTTTCACCATTAGAAATAACTGGATTATCACCACCTGAAGATGAACCAAAAGGTGGGTTATAAATAACATCACCAGCACTTAAGTATTCTGTTTTGTAAACCATAAATGGTGGAGTTGCGTTTGCATACTCTCTATTTATATATCCCTCAAAACCACAAGGTAACGCATCTATAGGGGCTTCGTCACTCATTTCTAACATTACATATTTAGACTTAACTTGGTATTCTCCGTTAGATGTACCAATTTTATTAGCCACGTAATTGTTTTGGTTAGGATCCATAGAACAGTTAGTGAAACTTTCAATAACTCTAACATTTTGATCATTATCGTAGAAATCTCTAATGAATACATCAAATGTTCCGTTTGAGAACGACACGTTACCAATAGACATTTTTACAAGTTTATTAGCCGCGTTACCATCTGAAATTAATTTAAATTTGAAAAGTTTATAAACTTTACTACCTCTTAACTCAGATACCAAGAATGGTGTTTCAGGTGTTTGATATTGTTCTAAGTAAAAACCTAATGAATCTGAATAGTCATTACTTGTAGTATCAGTAACTCCTGGTAGAGCAACTAAATCACAATATAAACCTCTAATTTTATCATCTCTATATCCTGATTGTAATAAACTTGAGTAAACCTCCTCAACAAATAAAGGAACTTCAGTTCTATCCTTACCAAAGTTAGTTCTTCCAAATACTTTAGAAATATATTCAGAATCTGTAGTTGTTAATGATGTTTCAAAACTAAATGTATCACCGTCTTTTGTAATACCTGAGATAACAAACGTTTCGTATGGATTTTTAGTTACTGCAGAATATGCACCACTACAATCAATTGTAACGTCAGTAGTTCCTGTGACTTGGAATAATGGTCCGTGTTGTGTACTTGAATAATTTGTTATACCTCTTGATCTTAAAGTTGCAACAACCATATTGTCAAACTCAGCGTAAGGTGAACCTGAATAGTTAGTGATATATGTTTTCATTGAACCTGAATAAACTCCACCACCTAAATTTGATATTGCACTTAGAACTGAACCAAAACCATACCCAAAGTATGAATTAACGTTGTTAGTCCCTTGACTATAGTCAAATAACCCATAGTACCAAGCATCGTTTGTTGATGCAGATAAATTAGCCAACGAAACATTTACGTTATCAACACCAAATGTCTCAGTATATGCGGTTGCCCCACCAGCATTTATTGATGCTCCCGTAACTGAGTTAAATGTTGTTGAACTAACTGAACCCCAAAAATATGCAGTACTTCCTGATAATGCTGATGATGTACTATACAAACCAACCTGTGTTGAGATATATTCTTGGAAATCAGCGTTTAATGATGATGTTCCTCCATTGTACTGTGTGTAACTATTGTAAAAATCTGACGATAGTGCCGCTGGAACCGATGTTATGGTGATGTTTGAACTAGCACCTGTGGTACCTGTAAAGTTTACGTAAACAGGCCCTGTTGTTCCTGTTACCCCAATTGTTGATGGTTGAACATTTCCTGCGGTAACGATTGACCAAGATGGTCCCGCGTCATATCCTGATAAACCTAATACTCTTGTTACGAATAATTGATTTGATTGTTGTAAGTATGCTTTAGCAATATATGATGTTTCATACTTAGGGATTTGAGTATTTACGAATTTTTCAGGACTTGTTCCCCCAAAATATACTTGATACTCATCATAGTTTGTTATAAAAATTGGTTCAAACGCCGGACCTTGCAAAGTCTCACCCGCCAAACCTAATGTTGTCACACCAACGCTTTGTGCAACGAAAGTTAAGTCTCTTTCCGATGTATAAACTCCAGGTGAAACGAATACTTTTGTAGTAGATGCCATTTTGTCTATTTAATTAAAGATTTATTTTTATTAATAAATACATTTAAAATGGGCAAAAAACCGACTTAAAAGATAATAAATATGTGGTGGTATGAAAAAATTCTTCCTTTTTTCTACCTTATAATATTTATAAATATGAAAAAAATAAAAAATATAAAGATTTCAGAAGAATCACACGATATCCTAAAAAAATACTGTGAAGAGAATGGTTTGAAACTTTATAAGTTTTTAGAAACCCTTATTAAAAAAACCTGTGTAAAAGAAAAAGATATTTATGGGGAATAATTAAACTAACACAACGTCAGTTTTTATTATTGCTAATTTAGTATTATCATCTTTAACGACACTAATTACTAAAGTATCACCATCATTTATTTGTATCTTAGTTAAATCATCACCTGCATAGTTACCATTAATCGTTACAGAAAACGATGAAACATTTTCAGTCATACCTATATTAATGTCTGCAGTATATCTAAAAACCTCACTTAGTTGGGTATTACCTGACACAAAGGTTAAATCTAAATCAAACGAATTTGGTCTAGGGGGTATAATATTAACACGTTTAGATCGTTTAGATGATTCAAACTCAAATAAAGTAACTTGTCTTGATATTGCAGGAGATATTTGAAATTCATCTTCATCTATCAACAACCCATTTAATGTTATTTTATAACTTTGAACATAATATTTTCTTTTCTCAATTTCTTTTGCGGACTCATCGACAGGGTCTTCTAAAGTGATTGGCATATAATGTCCTTTAATTTGTGTGTATGCCTGTTTTGAGGTAAATTTTTGCATCATAATTTTATTGAACTCATTTAGTTCTCTCATTCTGTTACAAAATATTTTAACACTATAAGTTATATCTACAGGTACGGGCTGTGGTATTTTATATACGTTAGCACCCTTTCTTTGACCATCCCAAGTAGGTACGGTGTAATAAAAAAATTCCCTTCTATCTGGTATATTAGCCACCCCCCCTTGAAATTTTCCATATTTTACTTCAGGTTGTCTAACCGTGATAATGAATGGTAATGAAACGTTTTTATCTAAATCTTGAAAGTCCCAAGTCTCAGTAAATTGAGACCAACTTTGTGTTGTTATAATCTTGTTAACTGTTGGTATTATTTTACCGTCTACAGATAATTTCAAATCATCTTTAACAAAATCTAAAATTCCTTTATCTAAATCCGCATGTAAAACTCCTTTAGGTAAAAAGGTACCGTCGTTAGTGACATCATCTAACATTTGTTGTCTTCTTTCCACCCCAACCTTAGTTGGGATTAGAGGTAAGTAATTTTTTTCTTTTTTAGGTAACGCCATTTTACAATCCTTTGAATTCGTTGTTAGTTGCAGGTGTTGCAATTATTGTTCTGTAGAATTTTTTATACCCACCATACGTGTGTTTATTATCTGAAGTAATTCTACCATCATTAACCACAGTGTAATATCTCACTTTATCTTCAGTTTCGTAGTACCCGATATAATCACCTAATGATATATCGACAGCTAATTGATCTAAATAATTTTGATAAATACTAAACGTCATATTGCCGGGTTCAATCTGAGATAATTTAGAATTACCATAATCTGAATTTGCGGGAGCATCTATTTTAACATACCCCTTTAGTTCTATAGGTGTTAAAAATTGTATACCATCCGTCAACGCTTCACCATAAACATCATCAGTATTTGTTTTTTGTCTATCAACTCTATATAATACTACGGTAAAGTTCATATCACCATGCAACCATTCTTCACCCATAGAAATATCTAAATTAAAGTCTTCTTCCGCGAAAAACTTATTTAATCTTGTAATCGGTACCCTATTCTGTGCCATATCTATAAATACTTTGATTGATTATTTATTATTTATTTATTATATTTAAGTAGTTAAATGGAAAATACAATATCAAAAACGCCTGAGACTCGAGCCCTTCAAATATTAGAAGATTATGAAGGTTCAAATAACTATATCCTTAATTTAAAACACAAAAAACAAAATAGTAAAACGTTTACTCCTACAAGAAGTCAAGCGGAATATGTAATATCTTTTTATTTAAAACAACCAAAAGTTGCAAAAAAATGGGTAAAATTAGATTCATATTTTGGTAAAAAAATGATGGAAGATAAAATGTACACTAAAGAACCGACAGAAATATATGTCGAAAAACTTTTAGTGGAAAAAGATAAATCATATCATATTTGGGGAAAAGTGTTTAGTGGTGAAACTGTTCACGATTTCTGGATGCCAAAATCAGCACTAATAAAAGACAATGAAGTTAAAAATGTCATTGTTGATTATGAAAAGTACAACCATAGACTTCCAATGGAACATCAAAAGGATGCGATTCAAAAATTAGTCGGTAATAAAAAGTTTATTTTGGCAGACGATATGGGTCTCGGAAAAACCACCTCTACAATTATATCAGCACTTGAAACAGGTGCAAAAAAAATATTAATTGTTTGTCCTGCGTCTTTAAAAATTAACTGGCAACGTGAGATTGAAAATTATTCTGATAGATCGGTTTATATATCAGAAGGTAAAAAGTTTTCAAGTGAACACGATTTTGTAATTATTAATTATGATATTTTAAAAAACTTCCACGATATAAAAAAGAAAGATGACTCCATAATTTTAAAAAACAATTTTGACTTGGTTATTATGGATGAGGCTCATATGATATCAAATCCACAAGCACAAAGAACAAAAATTGTTAATGACATTTGTAATAAAGTGGATAGGGTTTGGTTATTAACAGGAACCCCTATGACTTCCCGACCAATGAATTACTTTAATCTTTTAAGTTTGGTTGAAAGTCCTGTTGCAGCAAATTGGATGGCATATGCAAGAAGGTACTGTAACGGATTTCAATTCAGTGTTGGGAAAAGAAAAGTATGGAACGTTACGGGAGCGTCTAATTTAGATGAACTAAGAGAGAGAACCCAATCACACATTTTACGAAGATTAAAAGAAGATGTTTTAGATTTACCTGATAAAATCATTACTCCTGTTTATTTAAGATTAAAGTCGAAAGATTATGAAGAACTTATGGGTGAGTACTTTAATTGGTACGATAATAATTCAGAAGAATCATCATCTCTTACAATTCAGTTTGGTAAATTAATGAAAGTAAGAAAGGTAATTGCACAAGAAAAAGTGAAAAACACAATTGAGTTAGCTGAAAATATTATTGAACAAGGAAAGAAGGTAATTATTTTTACAAACTTTACCGATACTTTACAAGAAATATATAATCATTTTGGAAAACAGGCAGTTTACTTAGATGGTAGTTGTTCAAAACCTCATCGCCAAAAGGCGGTTGATGACTTTCAAGAAAATGATAAAATTAGAGTGTTTGTCGGCAACTTAAAGGCTGCGGGCGTTGGTATTACTCTAACTTCAGCGGAAGCGGTTATTATGAATGATTTATCTTTTGTTCCTGCGGAACACGCACAAGCGGAAGATCGTTCACATAGAATCGGGCAAAAAAAATCAACCTCAGTGTATTACCCACTTTTTGAAAACACAATAGAAGGGGTTATATACGACATCTTAAATAGAAAGAAAAAAATCATATCAACAGTAATGGGGGATGATATTATGGAAGACGCATCCTCAATAGAGGAAATGTTAAATATGATTTCTAATGTGAGATGATATTTATCTACTATGAAGGTAGAAATAAAATACGAAGGGTGTGAACCAACAAAAAAAGAAGAAACCCTAATACAAAAATTTATAGAGTTTTTAAAAAGACAACACCCCCTTAAACAAGACATAACAATCATTTTTCAAACAAAAAGAACCGGAACTATGACTACCGGATCAAGAACTAATACCCATAAATTAAAAATATTAGTTAAAGATAGAATCAACAGGGACATTTTAAGGACGTTATCTCACGAGTGGTATCACGAATACCAAAGAACAATTTTAAAACGACAAAAAGGAAAAAATATCGGTGGTAAAAACGAGGATGAAGCGAATGCTATTTCAGGTGAAGACGTTAAAAAGTTTGAAAAATCAAATAAAAAATTAGAAAAATTTGTTTATAGTTCATTTAACGAAAAGATATCTAAATTAGAAGAAACCCTACAAGTCGAGTCATATGAACGTAAAAATATAATTAATGAAATTAAAAAAATAAGCGTAGAAAAATTACCTTATGACTATAATGAACTAAGTACTTTTATTGATGGGGAAACTATGAAAACCCACTATAATAAACATTACAAGGGTTACGTTGAAAAATTAAATTCTGAATTAGAAAAAATAAAAGGTAAAGATTTAGAGTTAGAAGACATAATCAAAGGAATAACAAAATTTAACGAAAAAGTTAAAAACAATGGTGGTGGGGCTTTTAATCACGCACTATTTTGGAAGATGTTATCCCCGAAAAAAATAACTCTTAAGGACCCGATTCTTTCTAAAATTAATAAACAATTTGGTTCTTTTGATAAATTTAAAGAAAAGTTTGAAGAGGTATCTAAAACAAAATTTGGATCTGGTTGGGTTTGGTTAATTCTAACTAAAAATAACACATTAAAAATTGTTACGACATCTAATCAAGATAACCCATTGATGAGTACTGAAAAAAATAATGGATATCCATTATTAGGATTAGACTTGTGGGAACACGCTTATTATTTAAAATACAAAAACGAAAGAGATAAATATATACACAATTTTTGGAAAGTTGTTAATTGGGATTTTGTAAATGATTCTTATGTTAATCAAACAAAAAAGAAACTTAACGAAAGTATTTCATCTAAATAAGATATTTATAGATAAAATATCTTTATGTCTACTATAATAATTCAAGAACCAGAAAGAGGTAAATTATATAAAAGAATAAAAAATCTTTTGGGTGCACCTCTACGTTCAGTTGAACTGGAAGATGAGATGATGGACTCTCTTTTAGAGTTATCTATTCAAGATTACGCACAACACGTTAATGATTGGTTAATTGAAAGTCAATGGTCATCCATATATGGACTTAATTTAGATGAGCAATCTATCACAAGAGCCTTTACAACAAGAAGCTTGGATTGGGAAACTCAATACACATACTCGTATTCAAAAATAGTAGGACTTCAAGCGGGAGGTGATTACGTTCTTAAAAAAGATTATATTGATTTAATACCCCACCAACAAATTTATGAAATACCTGCGGGTAGGGAAGTAAACGAACTTTTATGGTTTAGTCGTCCCGAATTAGATGCGGCATACTTTGATCCATTTATGGGTGGTTTTGGTGGTTTTGGTGGAATTGGACTTGGTGGTGGTGCCGGGTTCTCACAAATGGGGACAACAGGAAATTATTTTATAACACCAGCATTTGATATTCTTTTAAGAATGTCAGATATTAATATTAAAAGAAGAATTATTACAGGTGATTTGACATATAGAATTACCGCACTTCCTGAAGGTAAAAAGGCAATACATTTAATGAATGTACCTGGAGGTAAGTTTGATTTTGGTAATATGAAAAGACACGATTATAGAGTGTGGTATTGGTATTACGAAACAAACGATAGAGAAGATTGTTTAAAGAAAAATCCTGATATTGTAAGATTACCATCTGACGTTCCAATTGACGAAATGAGATGGGATGAGTTAAATGCACCTGCACAAACTTGGGTTAGAAGGTGGTTTACCGCTTATTGTAAAGAAACCTTGGCAAGAGTTAGGGGTAAATACAGTGGTAATTTAAAAACTCCAGATTCTGAGTTAACATTAGAATATACGACGTTACAGTCTGAAGCAAAAGATGAAAAGGCGATGTTATGGGAAGAACTTAAACTACGTTTAGAAAGATTACGACCTGAAAAACAATGGGAAATAAAAGGGTTACAGGCGGAAAATATGAATAAAGCATTAAAATACCGACCATTTACAAGCCCATATAATGTTATATAATTTTTTATGGCGATATTTAAATCAATACCATCAAAAAGAATTATAAATGGTCACGAAATCGAGACTTCTGAGTCAGCAATAGTTACCAATCAAACTTACACAACAAACGGCGAATACGCTTTAATTGTTAAAGGTATAGAAAACTGCGTTATTATTTTAGATAAAGACACTACAGATCACGTTGTGATTAAAGCGTTAACAAATGTTTTAGTAAAATCAGATATATTAATTGATGAAGAATTTAATGAAGTTGAACTTTCAAAAGGATCCTGCGTTGAATTTATGTTCATAGGATCCTTTTGGTATATATTATCATCGGATGGTTTAAAGGATAGTTAATCGAACACTAAAGATATTAAATCCCCATCCACATCGAATTCATAAAATTCGTCTTCATCCACTTTAGAAACCTTAGCAACTTTATTCATTAATGTTCTATTGTTACTAACTCTACTATCATCCACTAAATTAATGGTATCATCAATATACATATAATACGGATCAATACCTACTGATTGCCAAAAATTAATTTCCATATCAGATAACGTTAATACCTCATCTAAATTATCTTGATCTTTTTCTTTCATCGGGAACCCCCTACCTAATTCTGTTTGTGATTTAGTAAATAATGGTTGATCTTTAGGATCCTCAATCAAAATATCTTTTCTAATATCAGGACTATACACAACAAGTAATGGTTCAATTCTTTTATTAAAAGCGGACAACGCTCGCGATACATTATAATCACCTAATAAATCAGGATTATTTTCAATCTCCTTCTCATCAATTAGATAACAATTTAAAATAATTTCACTTTTTGATAACATTTCGGGTGGTACCGCTCCGTGTATTTTAGTGTACTCCTCAATTTGTTTTTTAGTCATTTTTGTTGTTTTTTTCTGAACATCACCGTGTGATTTCTTTTCACCATTATTTACATAATAAATCGTGTCACCTAAACCTGGTGTTTTTCCAGCATTAATTAAAAGTTCCATATGTGCCTGTCTTGACATTAAACTTCCCGACTTTGTCGTTTTTGTGACGTGAACTTTATAATCTTCTATAGATTGTTTAACTCGTGCTTTATTTGCAATTTTGGCTAATGGTATTTCTTTATTATAAATTTTATTTACATATTCGTAATAAAAATCTAAGAACTCACCACCCTTACCATCAAGTAACATTCTTAATCCTTTATCCAAAAACTCAGCAACATATGTTTGAAGTTTTTTAGATTTAATAGAGTTACCTGTAAGTTTAACTTTACCCTTATCTGTAAGAAGTGCGTAGTTTTTACGTGCTACATTAATTGTTGCTGGCCACACACCGTCAATATCAAGACCCATCTCGTTTCTCATAAATAAGTCATTATATTCCGCAACATCCGCTTCAGCACCTGTGTACTCTTTACCTTCTTTAACTAAACCATTAAGTCCCTTACCAATATACTTATAATTTTCTCTATCTTGTGGAGTTTCAAAGTTTACACCATCCGTGTCCATAACTAACGGAACATAACCTCTTTTCATAAAATACATAATCATCTGACGAAGATACTGTCTACCTGTACAAGTAATCTGTTCACCCATATCAATATCACCCCAAGGAAATACGTGAGGAGCCGATAACGAACCGAAGAATGCGTTAATAAAGATTTTAATTGGTAATTGTTTTCTATCGTATGAAATAGCGGCTTTAGGGTCTATTGTTTTATATTCACTAGCTAAGTTTTTATATTTAATACGAGTATCACGGAAATACTTTAACATACTTTTCATCGCACCTGTAACATCACAAGCAGGAAACACATCGTGTACCAACTGAATTGATGGGTATAGTGATGAGTAGTCAAGTTTCAATACGTTTCTTGAATACCCAACCTGAACCAAACGAGAAAGTCCTCCTGTAAATTTACGTTTTTCTTTCTTTTTAGGTAATGCTAAATTGTTTTTGTATGACCAAGCACACATAATCATTTTCCATAAAGTTGCCGTACCCATAGTAGAGAGTCGTTCATATGTGGTTGGTACCAACTTTGAGAGTAAAAAGTTTGCTTGGTTAAACTGTTCGTCAACCACCATCGTTTCATACAAGTCATCATCAAGATAATCCTCAATTATTTTTGAACCTGTTATTTGTTTATAAACGTCAGTTCTTCTTGAACATACCTCATCTATTTTTTCATTAACCCCAACCTTTTTGTAGACACCGTTTTCTTTATTCATCCAGTAATCCTCATTGTCAAAATAGATTTTACCAATCTTATCCCCCTCAACATATACACGATTTTCTTTTTCCGCCTCAATGAATTTGGTTATGTACTTCAAAGACCAACTCTTAATATCTGAATTAATAGCCTGCGCTCTACGAACTGCGTGAGCAATATCAATAATATTGTAACCCCACATTTGTGTTTGTGTGTAAGGTTCCATTTCGTTTGCTAACTTTAAAATCCCTTCTTTTTGTTTTAATGAATAATCGGGATTTAAAGTCTTTGCAATTTTTTTAATATTTAATTTTAATATTTCTGCACGTTTTAAAATAAACGGGAAGTCAAAGAATGCTGAGTTGTACCCACCAACAAGAGACGGTTTTAATCTATCAATAGTTTCAAAGAACTCAATAATCATTTGTCTTTCTTCGTCTTCATTTTGTGCTGATAATAATTTTATAAAACCACGATTGTCTTTCATTCCTATCAAGAATATTTTACTTGTTTTGGGATCCAAACCTGTGGTCTCGATATCGAATACAAACCTGTGGATTTCATCGTATTCATCAAACCCTTTAAATAGTCGTTTACTTTTTTGGATGAGGTATTGTTCTACAGGTGATAAAATAGTGATAGAATCGGAGTTATCCCTACCCCAAGGATCTAAACCACCTCCTTTAAAAAAGTTTACAAGATTCGAATATGATTTTGTTGTTTTAACTAAATAAGTCAATCCATTTTTTAATCTTTCATCTCCGTGATCTTCTAATTTTTCTATAATGATACCGTTTTCAGACATTGCTTTCTTTTGAAAGTCTTTGTTACCCTTATAAAAGTTTTTATCTTTAAGGTCACCAACCCAAGCAAATGGAATAAACGTATCCATTCTCAAAAGTTTACCTTTGATTGGATCTTGTATTACTTTAAAAATTTTATCTGATTTGTAATCGTATTCTAATGCGACAATATATTTCTCGTCGTCTTCGCCGTGTAAAAAGCGTTCAATTTCTTCTTGTGGAACCATATTTGTATAATTTAAGTTTGGGTTATTATACTCACAAAATATTTGTGATTTCCCTTACCTAATAAATACGATTTAGATGGGGGATTGTCAAATGATATTAATATATAAATTTTCTCTGATAGGACCAATAAGTTCACCATTATCCAATATTATAGAAAATTCACCGACAAACCTACCTTTTTTTAGAGTATCTTTTTCTACCCATTTATAGTAAATGTAATATTCTCTGTTTGAATCAGGATTGTTTTTTGTTTTTTCCGTGATATATGCATTCTTCATAAATATTTTTTGAATACCATTGTCTTCTTGTTTCATTGAAAACCTAATAGTCGCATTATCTAAAACAGAATAAAATTCTTTCCACGAATCGGACCTACCGTCCATTACGACATCCATTTTTAGTAAAGGTAAAGTACTGTTTTGTTTTATAAAAAATTCCATATTAAATTATATTGTGGGACAATTAGGACACCAAAAGTCAAATAAATTAAACCTATCTTTTAATATCCTAAAATTATGTTGTATCTGTGGAGAACCTAAAGGTTCGACGTACATTCTAAATTGAGAAATTCCACCCATAAAAGTACCACCGAAATTTTGTTCAAGTAGGATATTAGTAGATAAACCACTTAGAGTTGTTGCCGATAAAATATTGTTAGGGAACAATTCTGGATCTTGGGTGTATGGTCCGTCAGGATTTGAGCATCCTGAGAATATTAAATTATCGTGAAGTCCCTGAGTTCCACCACCAAAAGATATATTAAATGGTACCCCTACTTGTTTTTCCTTTTCTGTATTTAATTCTCTCGGTATTATTTCTTCAAAGTCTTCAATAACCATAAAAAGATATCCATTTACGTATAATTTTAAAGTCCCTAATCTATAGTCTAATTCATCAAACCATTTTTGTTTAAAGTTAATTTTATATACTTTAGGTTCTAATGTTGAACCTGAATGTGTTTCAGGTGGACTTATTAATTTATAAGATTGTCCATTTATTGATGATTGGGTGGTTACAGTTAAAAGGTTGTTTACTCCACCTAAATTAAGTAAATCACAATTCTCGATGGTACGGTACCTTTCAAAAACCGCACTAACCATAACCCATCTATCTTGTATGTTATCACCACAACTAATACCGCATAAATCATATATTGGGTTTGAGCACACTTCATTTATTGTATAACCTGTTTGATACGTTATCCCTGTCGTCGAACAACTTCCTGTGGTTACACACGAACCCGTTATTTTAATATATTTTACACATAAACTTGGGTTTTCAGGACACCCACTAAACTTAATTGATAATGCGTTAGATAACACGTCAAATTTAGGATCAGTTTCTGGTAACGGGACAATTTCAGTACTAGCACAACCACAATTACACGTAGTATTATGTATTGTTGTATATCCACTATTTGGATAAATGTTTATACAATTTGAGTTGGTAACTCCAGTGTCTGAACACGCACAAGATTGAATACAAGTTAAATCGGTTGTTGTTCTTGTATAACCGGTATCAGATTGTGGTGTACCGCTTGCATTATGATAGAATTTATTTTCAGCTCTCGTACCGAAGTAAAAAAACGTACCCGCATTATTTGGGTAGATTGTATTTAAGTATTCTTCTGTTGAGTTATTAATAACATATTGATCACTAACTCTAGGTTTTAAAACCATTTCCGCAGTCCACCCTTTATTTACCCTTTCAGGGAAAACTTCATAGTCATATCCATTTAACTTATAAAACCCTTGATAAAATCCTCCGTACAATTCTTGGTAGTATCCGATATCGTCTCCATTATCTTGATAAACAATGTTATAAATTGTGTTTTTAGGTCTACCTGAAAATACAGAATTAGGTTGTTGGGTGTACCCAGTTACAGGGTGCATCTTAAATCTTCTATCTCTATAATGAGGGTTAAATTTATAGGTATCATCAATACCCATCATATAATAAAGAGTTTCTCCCGATAATTTATTATACAAACCATTATCAGTACCCACCAACCCAACGTCACAAATACCACTATAAGTTGTTAAACAAGATAAATCGTCATTATTTGGATTATAGTAATTTTTAGACACTAAAGTATTACCTGATATATAATCACCAAAATTAATAAATGGTTGTGTTGATGTTAAATCGTTATTTAAATCAAAAAAAATTGGTAGTCGGTTCCCGTCATTTTCACCTATAAGGTTATTTGAAAAAACAACTTCTTCATCGTAGTCTCTCTCATCGGGAGCCAAAGTAATATCAAAATTAAAACCATAATTTAATTTTGTTCTATATTTTGAATAATAATATGAGTTTATATTTTGGCTTGGCATTGTTTTTTATGATAAATAGTTTGTTCGCAGTATTTATAGGTAAAAGCATATATGAAATCATATAAATATTCTACAAAAGAGAGAGCAGAAAGGGTAGCAAAAACTTTAGGGTGTGTCGGTTCCCACCACCACAATGAAGACGGTACTAAAAAATATATGCCATGCAAAACTCACGATATATTTAAATCAAAAACAAAAAAAGAAAAAAATAGTAAAGAAGAAGAGGTTACTGAATTAGTTGATATTGACGGTACTTGGAATAGTTCCTCAATTCCTATTTTAGATCCAGCGTCTAGTTTACAAGGTTCCACAACTATGGATAAAACTGTAGGAATGGCTAGAAACCCAAGAGACCCATTAATGAGGGGATGGTATGGTTATTATGGTGAGGGTAAACTTTCTGAAGAAAATATGGAAGATGCGTTTGGTTATGAAGACACTTTGTTTATGGATTACGATGAGACTGTCGAATATTTTGAAAAAAAATTAGGTTTGGATAAAGATGCCTCAATTGAAAGAACAGTACAACAAGGTAAAAAACCAAAACTTCATAAAAAAGTACCTAAAAAAATAAAAGATAAAAAGAATTTTATCGATAGGTTAATACTAAAAGAAAAGGGTTTAGACGAAGAGGGGATTGGGGAGGACATTATTATAGACAAACCAACCGATAATGACATTATAAATTCAAATATTCACCCAATATTGGTTAGGAATATAAACCAAATAAAAAAAATAGCCAATCAAAACGGTGTATCAACACAAGAATTAATTAAACTATTAAAAGATGAACAGTAACCTATACGATAGAAAGGCTAAGTTACCTGAAGACTTGATTAAACATCTTAAAAAATGTTTTTCATCTGTAGACGCCAACAGTAATACTGAGGGGTTTAATCGTAATAAAGAAATTGTTAGTAATGGATATGTGACGTACCAACAAATAAAAAGAATTAAAAATTGGTTTGATCAATATTCGGGAGATAAAAAAGGTGGTTCATACATTTTAAATGGTGGTGAAAGAATGAAAAAATGGTGTGATGAAGTTTTACGTGTTTGGAGGGATAATGACGAATCAAGTAAAAAACATAAAAGTGATACCGGAATGTTAAATCAATACATCGATTCACACGAAAAAAATAACACAAACTTAGCTGATAAACACGTAAGTACTGTGGATAATTTAAAAGTTGAGCAATCAATTAAAAGAATACATAAACTAATAAAAATAATATCATAAAATGGCAATACAATCAGATAAATTGGACTTTTCTCAACCTGATAATGCATTATCTAAAATTGCGGAAGAGCAAAGAAAAAAATTATTTCCAAGAAATGATTTTAAACCTACCGACCCATACTCAAGTGTTCACCCAGACGCTTTAGCAACAGGAGATAAAATAGGTAGAGGTACAGGTGGAGACTTAGATGTATACAATAATAATGCAGGTACAAGTGATGATATCGCATTTAGAAAAGAAGAGTTAAAAGTTAATAAATACTCAACAAATAATCCATATTATAACGTTAAATGAAACTTTTAGAGAGTTTAAAAAGTGTAATTAATGAAATCGCATCTGTCGGTGACGTTCAAAATGCAATTAAAAAGAAAAGAGTTATAATGATTTATTATGATGGTAATGATAATGGCGGTAAAGGTTATAGGTTAATTGAACCGGTATGTTTAGGTTATAGTAAAAAAGGTAACTTAGTTCTTAGAGCTTGGGAAACAGAGGGGTCTTCTTGGTCAGCAAAAAACGATGGGAACTATTTACCTGGATGGAGATTGTTTAGGTTAGATAAAATATTTACTTTTAAAGACACTTTAGATAAATTTTATAATGCAAGACCTATGTACAACCCAAATGGTGATAGGTCAATGGAAAGAGTTTTAATTAACGCTAAATTTGATAATAATACTAATATAACCTAATAATATGGGAGCAGCAGAAGATTTAATGCAAAGACTTGCAGTATCAAAAAAAATAATGGAGAGATCGGAACAGATTAAGACGGGAGGTTCTGATAATAGAAATATTAATATGCCGATGGTTGAAGAATTTTCTCCGGTAAATGCTAAATATAATTTACCATCAGAATTTTTACCTGAACAAGTACAAAGACAAAATAATTTTGATCCAACACAACCTCTTGAAGAAAGTAGGATTTTAAATTCAAAATTACCTGATGAGATTAAAAGATTAATGATAGAACAACCTATAGTACAACCAAATAGTATGTCGGGAGGTATTGAAATATCTGAAGAGGTAATACAAGGAGCCCAAAGGTTAATGAATATGAATTCAAAACAACCAACCAATATACAAGAAAAAATACAATCTGTGGAGACAAAACAAAGTCACTCAACAAGTAATATTAATGTGAATGAAATAAAATCAATGATAAGAGACGTTGTTAGAGACACCGTTAGGGATGTTGTTAGAGAAGAATTAAAAGGTGCCGGTATGCTAGCCGAATCTACTCAAGACACTAATGAAGTAATACAATTTAAAGTAGGTCAACATCTTTTTATTGGTAAAGTAACTAAAATTAAAAAATTAGAAAAATAATATTTTAAATTTTACTTTTTAATCCACCTCACAAGGGTGGATTTTTTATTTTATTTATGTTACATTTTCCTTAAATAATTGTTTATGAGCAAAATTAAAGTTTTAGTATTACCTTCAGATAAGACAGGTGTTGGTAAGTTTAGAAGTATTGATCCTCACGTCTGTCTACAAAATAACCATTCAGAAGATTTTCACGTTGATATAGACTACGAACCAAAGGTTAATGATATTAATTATTGGAAACAATATGATATAGTACATTTTCATAGAACTATAGGGCACGAATACGACAACTCAGTTAATTTAATCCAAAGACTAAATAGTATTGGTATTATTACAATAATGGACCTTGATGATTATTGGTTACCAACAAAAGAACACCCTGTACACCAATTAGTTATTCAAAATAATTTACATAAAAAAATAATTGAGAACCTAAAGGTTGCTGGTTATGTAACAACAACAACTACGTTTTTTGCCGATGAGATAAAAAAATTCAACAAAAATGTATTTGTTTTACCAAACGCCATTAATCCTAAAGAACCACAATTTAATTATGAGACATTACCTTCAGAAAAATTAAGATTCGGTTGGTTAGGTGGATCATCACACTTACACGATTTAAAATTGTTAGATGGTACAATATCAAAATTAAGTTCACATAAAGATAAATTTAGTATGTATCTTTGTGGTTTCGATACGAGAGGAACGGTAACAGAAATTAATCAACAAACAGGTGAACAAAAACAAAGAGATATAAAACCAGAAGAAACTGTTTGGGCAAGATATGAAGAAATATTCACAAATAAATACGGTGTTGTTGATCCAAAACATAAAGAGTTCCTTTTAAAGTTTAAAGACGAGGATTATGTGTCTGATGTTTTACCATTTTATAATAGAGTTTGGACAAAACCTGTTACAAGTTACGCATCAAATTATAGGTTGTTTGATGTATCATTAGCACCAATTAAAAATCATATCTTTAATAGAGTAAAATCACAATTAAAAGTTATTGAGGCAGGATTTTATAAGAAGGCAATCATCGCATCAAACATAGGTCCGTACACAATTGACTTGAAACATTCATTAAAAGATGGTAATTTTGTTGATGGTAACGCACTTTTAGTTGATGAGGTTAGAACTGGTGATTGGTCCAAATATATGAAAAAACTAATTGATAACCCTAATTGGGCTTACGATTTAGGACAAAGGTTGTATGAAACAGTAAAAGACACATACGACTTAAATAAAGTAACAAAAGATAGAGCAGAATTATATAAATCCTTATTAAAATGATAAACATACCTATTACAAAAATTTTATTCCTTGACATTGAAACTGTTGGTGGGTGTCCTGATTTGGAATCTTGTGAAAGATTTAGTCCCGAAATTGCGGAACAGTTTGAAAAATATTACGATTGGTTTCAAAAAAGATTTCCTGAAGATATTAATTTAACTAAAGATGAAGTCTTTAAAAAACGTTCGGCGTTAGTTCCTGAATTTGCAAAAATTGTTTGTGTCTCTATGGCGTTTGTTATGGAAAATGGTGAAGTTAAAAAACAAACATTCTCAGGGGACGACGAAAAAGTTTTATTAGAATCAGTAAGAAACCTTTTGGATAGATGTTATAAATTAGATTTTTACTTGTGTGGACACAATTTAAAGAATTTTGACATACCTATGATGGCAAAAAGAATGATAATAAACGGAATTTTACCGTCTAAGATATTACCATCTTACGATACAAAGCCTTGGGAGGTAAAGGCAATTGACACAAAAGAAATTTGGCAATACGGGGCATATACGTCTATCGGATCATTAGATCTTGTTTGCTCAACAATGGGTATTGAGACACCTAAAAGTGGGGAAGTAACAGGAGATAAAGTACATCACGCATATTGGGTAGAACAAAAACTACCACAAATTTCAGAATACTGTGAAAAAGACGTTGATGTGTTAATACAATTCATAAAAAAATTAAAAGAATTAAAGTAATGTTTGGAAAAATAAAAGATATGAGAGAGAATATGAAAATGCTTAAGGAGTTACAAGGTAAATTAAGTAATGTTGATATGTCTACTCCTGAAGCAATGATGGAATCTATGGGGATTGATGTTGAGGAAATTGAAAAAATGTTTAATAACCAACCTATAGAAAAAAGTATAGAAAGAAAGGTACCTGTAAAATATGTTAATGAAAGTGAAAATATAAATCCAGAATACGCTTACGATTCAGACTCAGGATTTGATTTAAGATCAACAGAAGATATTTGGGTTCAAGCAAATGATAGAAAACTAATACCAACAGGACTTAGATTTGATATCCCTGATGGGTATGAAATACAAGTAAGGTCAAAAAGTGGGTTAGCCCTAAATCAAGGGTTAATGGTTTTAAATTCACCAGGAACTGTAGATAGCGGGTATCAAGGAGAAATAAAAGTAATAATTTTTAACACAACTAAAGAGAGAATTAAAATAGAAAAAGGGCAAAAAATCGCACAAGCAGTCTTATGTCCTGTTTTAAATGGTAAGTGGGTTGATTTAGTTAAAGTAGAATCTATACAAGAAAAGGATAGAAACGATAAAGGATTTGGATCAACAGGATTATGATAACAATAGGATTCTCAACAAGAAAAATTAATGAAGATTTCATTAATATGATAATTAAAACTTCGGGGGTTTCAAAACCCGAAGTTTTACCATTTGAGAATAATGGAGAATATTCGTTAACTGAGATTTATAATAAAGTTTTAGAACAGTCAACAAATGATATTGTTATTTTATGTCACGACGACATATATTTTGATTCTAAAAACTGGGGGCAAAAGATATTAAATCATTTTAAAAGAAAAAACGATTATGGTATTTTGGGTTTGGCAGGAACAACCAATATGCCAAAATCGGCAAAGTGGTGGGAAGACTTTTCTAAAATGAAAGGGATAGTCAATCACGAACACGAAGGAAAAAAATGGGAATCTAAGTACTCAACAAGTAAAGGTAATGAATTAGATGATGTTGTATTGGTTGATGGTCTTTTTATTGTTATTAATAAAAAAAACATCAAAAAGACTTTTAACGAGGAAATCGGAGGGTTCCATTTTTATGATGTTGATTTCTCTTTTAGAAACTTTATTGAAGGGGTAAAGATTGGTGTTATGTATGATGTTAGAGTTACACATAAATCAATCGGACAAACAAACGATCAATGGGAAAAAAATAGAGAGATTTTTGCTGAAAAATATAAAGATGTACTACCCGTAAAAGTTAAAAGAAATTTAACTATAGATTCACCATTAAAAGTATTACTTTCTTGTTTATTTTTTAAAACTTTCACAGGTTCAGAAATGTATGTTTATGAGTTAGCAAGAGGATTAAAAAAATTAAATTGTGAGGTTACAGTTTTGTCAGACATAAACGGTCCACTATCTAAAATAGCACAACAACAAGGAATTAAAGTTTTACCGTTTAGTGATTGTCCAGGATATAAACTAGGGGATGGTAAATGGGGACTAAACACCCCACAAGGAATACAGCCATCACAACCAAATGTTATGTATAAAATAAGTGAGGTTAATTATGATATAATTCACACACAACATACACCGGTTACTAATCAAATGTGTCAGATGTACCCTAATATTGATAAAATATCAACAATACATTCTGAAGTTATAGAATTAGAAAATCCAGTTTTAAACGATACAATTAAAAAATATATTTGTATAAGACCTGAAATAAAAACACACATTGCAAGAAATTTTAATGTTCCGTTATCTGATATTGAGGTTATTTACAATCCGATAGATACTGAAAGATTTAACACAAAAAACATAAAAGATAGTGGGTATATTTTATTTGTTGGGACATTAGATTATCTAAGGGAATCCACAATAAGAGATATTATCGAATACAGCAAAACTATAAACAAAGAATTGTGGATTGTTGGGGAAAATAAATCAAACTATTTAGACGACTTATTAAAAAATCAAAACGTAAAATATTATGGATCAACAAATAAGGTTGAGTCTTTTGTAAAAAATTGTTCTGAGACTGCAGGAATTTTATTAGGAAGAACCACTATAGAAGGGTGGTTATGTGGTAAACCGGGTTGGATATATAATATAGATGAATCAGGTAATATTATTAATAAAGAAAGGTTTGACATTCCAGAAGATATTGATAAGTTTAATTCATTAAGTGTTGCAAAAAAAATAAAAGAAGAATATATAAAAATATTAAATGATTAAGATTGTTAGTTGTTTTTGGAACGTTGAGGACTACATTGAAAAATGTATATCGTCCGTTATGTCTCAAAATTTAAGGGATTTTAAAATGTATTTAATTGATGATTTGTCTACTGACAACACAAAATCAATAATTAAGGATTTAATAAAAAATGATGATAGATTTATATTAATTGAAAATTCAGAAAAAAAATTTAAATTAAAAAATCTAGATGATTTATTAATGGATGAAAGTAAATTTGATGATGAAGATATTGTTGTTGAGTTAGATGGGGATGATTGGTTATACAATGACAATGTTTTATCCTTAGTTAATGAAAAATATTTAAAAAATAAAAATCTTTGGATTACTAATGGTAGTTTTATTTATTCTGATGGAAGGTTTGGGTTTTCGTCTAAGGTTAATCCAGAAACCGTGAGAACAGACACGTTTCTTTTTTCACATTTAAGAACTTGGAAAATTCATCTATGGAGAAATATTAATGAGGAATCGTTTATGGATTCTAATGGTGAGTATTTTAAATCCGCTGGCGATGCAGCATATTCCTTTCCTATGGTAGAAATGGCAGGAAAAAATCACTATGAATATATACCTGACATATTATATGTTTATAATGAACAAAACCCAAGAAACGATCATAAACCTGGTAGTGGTTCAGGTAATGCCTACGAACAGGTAAGATGTTCAAATATGATAAGAAATATGAAAAAATATGACAGAATCGGAAAATAAAATAGTATCTACTGCCAATTTAATGGGTGGATTGGGTAATCAGATGTTTCAAATTGCTCACGCAATATGTCAAGGGTGGAAAAATAACGTAGATTCTGAATTTATAGCTGTATCACATACACCAATGACACAAGCAAGACAAACCAAAAATTATGTTAATAATATCTTTAGAAATGTTAAATTTGTCAATAAAATAATTAAAAAACAAACAATTACCGAATGGTCTTGGAATGAGTCTAATGTCAAACCTAACTTTAATAGTACAATAGAATTTAATGGTTATTACCAAAGTAGTAAAAATTTTTTAGGTTATGACGAAAAAATTAAAGATTTGTTTAAACCTACAGATGAATTTAAAGAAGAAATATATCAAATTTATCCAGAATTAAAAAATAAAAATACAACTTCTATTCACGTACGCAGAGGGGATTACTTAACGATATCTAATGTTTTACCAACCATAGACATAACATACATTAATTATTGTATGAACTTTTTAAACGATAGTGATATTTTTTTTATTTTTTCAGATGATAAAAAATGGGTTAAAGAAAATATAAAAAACAATAATGTTATTGTAGTTGATGAGTTAGAGGATTATGAGGAATTATGGATGATGGGTTTATGTAAAAATCATATACTTTCTAATTCATCCTTTTCTTGGTGGGGAGCGTTTCTAAACAACAATTCTGCAAAGGTTTTAGCCCCAAGTTTATGGTTTGGGCCAAACGGTCCTCAACCATTTAATAACATATACGAACCAAATTGGGAAAAGATTGATGTCGTATATGAAAACGGATACTTAAAAAAATTATAAAAATGGACAAAATAAAATTAGTAGATAGTTCTTTTTCTCACTCAGAACTAGGATATAGTAGTGATTACCAACCATCAAAAATATTTGAGTGGGATCGTCATAATATAGATTTATATGGTGATGAAAATATTGTTTTTACTGATAATAGATTATTAGATGCTAAAAATAAAAATAATTCCATAGGTTGGTTGATAGAACCAATAGAAATTTTACCTCATATATATAGTAACGCAATATCACTGAGGAATAATTTTAAAAAAATATACACCCACGAAAAAACATTATTAGATACAGGCAGTCCGTTTGAGTTGGTTCCGTTTGGTTGTTGTTGGATTAAACCAGAAGATCAAAAAATATACGATAAAAATAAAAATGTAAGTATTATCGCATCCAATAAAACTCAAACTATAGGACATAATTTAAGGCACGAGGTAATAGCGATGTTTAAAAATAAAATGGATGTTTACGGTAGGGGTTATAACTCAATTGATTATAAATTAGACGGTTTGGGGGGTTATAGATTTTCTGTTGTTATTGAAAATTGTAAAAGGGACTATTGGTTTACTGAAAAATTAATTGATTGTTTAGTAACCGGCACTATACCTATTTATTGGGGGTGTCCTTCTATTGGTGATTTTTTTGATACAAACGGATTTTTTATCTTTGATTCTATTAAAGAATTGGAGTCTATTATTGATAACCTAACTGAAGAGACTTATTTGTCTAAAATGGATTCTGTACGTAAAAATTTTATTATTGCAAAAAATTATTTATTACCCGATGAAATAATATATAAAAAAATTAAAAAATGAAATTAACATTTAACGACATAATTAATTCACATAATGAAAAAATTGGTTTGTGTATCGCTACCGGTTTTAGTTTAAGACCATATTTAGAATTACTATCTGAATTATCTAAAAACAATAAAGAAAAATATTGTTTTTTATCGGTTAATGAGTTTGATACTATGTTTGATTTAGATGCCGATTATAGAGTTGTGGCTAATAGTATGTTTACGGTATCCAAAGAGCATAATAGGTTTAACAATAAAAAAAACACTAAATTATTGTATGCGGATACTGTTGATGTAACTGATAAACTCTATGTTGATGATGTGTTAAATATCGACTACTTGCCATATGATCAAAGACATTTTAATCATAATCACTGTACTTGGGGTAGTGGTGTTGGGGGTAGGTCGGAATGTTGTAATAATATTGATTTAACAAGAATAACAATACAAGAGGAGTTACAAAAATATACAAAAACAAACATAAGATATGGTACAGGATCCACTGTAGCGTTACATATGTTAGCGTTTTCAATATTAATGGGATGTAAAACAATTTATATTTTTGGGGTTGATTTAGATTATTCTAAAGGGTATGCTGCAGGTAATATAGTTAATTATGACAGTTTTACTCCATACATTAATGAGATTTTAAACGACTTTAAAATTATAAATGAAATGGCAAATAACATAGGAGTAAAAATTTATACGACAAGTATTGAATCTCCATTAACCACAATTTTTGAATATAAAGATTTTAAAGATGAATAATAAAATATTAGTCGCTATGATTCATCCAGAAGAATGGAATCAATACATACCTTTTGACGGATATTTAAAATCTATAAAGAATAACTATTCAAAAATTATTTGTGTTGTTCACGAATACGCCAAGATATTTATTACATCGGCAGACATAATTTACACAATGAAAAATTCAGAAATGGATATAAAATACCCGGCGTTCCTCGATACCAACGTTAGGGAAAACCATTACTTTATTGATAAGTGTATTGATGAAATAAAAAAAGATTTTCCAAATGAGGAATTGGAATTTGTTTCTTGGCAGTCCACTAGTCACCACTCAGGAATTGTAGATATAAGGTATGCCACTCAAACATATAAGACTTCATTTAAATATGCTCAAGAATGGTATAAAAGTGGGTCTTTAGTTTACCCTACAGAAAAAACCTTTAATAAAATTAAATTAAAATATGGGGGTATCTTTGATAAAAAAACTTTTATAATATTAACAAGAAATTTTAAAAATAAAGCAAGTGTATATAATACTTCTAATTTTATGCCTGAAATTGATAATTTTGTAAATCATTTATTAGATAATGATTTAAAAATAATTAATATAGGGTTTCCCCCTCATAACTGTAATATTAAAAATAGTAATTATATTGAGATAGACGATGATTTGTCTCAAGACGAATTAATATCTTTATTTTATTTGAGTAATGGTGTATTGATTCAAGGTAATGCTGGAGGATTTGTTAGTCATTTTTCATCTAATGTCGATATGTTTATATATAGTGATCAGTGGTATATGCCTGGTGAATTTGAATCTTTTGATTTAATATCACATAAAAATAAATCAGTTAAAACTATAGATATTACAAAATACACAGACAATCCTGAGAATTTTAAAATAATCTCTGACATATTGACAAACCATAAAAAAAGCCATAAACTTTTATTTAGTGATAAAAAAGAAACAAAGTATATAAAATGAGTTCAATATTCAATAAAAATTATGTGAGTATAACATATAAAAATAAAAAAACAAATTACCCACATAAGTTTGCAAAACATATAATAAATAAGTATAATATACCATATGGTTCTAAAATTTTAGATATAGGTTGTGGTAATGGGGAAATAACATCCGAATTTCAAAAATTAGGAATGGATGTCTATGGTTTAGACATATCTGAATCATCCGTTAAAAACATTAAAAAGGAGAACTTTAAAAAACATAATTTAAATAAAGGGGACTACCCGTTTAAAGACAATGAATTTGATTTTATTTTTTCAAAGTCTGTCGTTGAACACCTTAGAGAACCTGATATTTTAATAGACGAAGCGTATAGAATGTTAAAGTATGGTGGTACTTTTATTTGTATGACACCTAGTTGGAAACATTCATATAGGGAAGCCTTTTATATTGATCACACACACGTAACCCCATTTACTAAACATTCTTTAACTGTTGCTTGCGAGTTATCTGGGTTTCATTCTCATACTGAATATTTTTATCAACTACCTATGACTTGGAAATATCCGTTTTTAAATTTATTTAGATTCTTTATTAGTAAGCTTCCGTTACCTTATCGACCATTTAACAAATTTCCGTGGGGTGATAAAACTAATAAAGTTATAAGATTCTCTAAAGAGGCAATGTTAATTTCTAAATCAATTAAAAAATGATATGTCTTATATTAGCTCGTGGTGGTAGTAAAGGGATTGAGAAAAAAAACATTAAATCATTATGTGGTTACCCTTTAATATATTATGTTATTGAGTCGGCTAAAAAATCAAAACTAATATCGGATATTTATGTGTCCACAGACGATGATGAGATAGCAAAAATATCAAAAAAATATGGGGCTAAAATAATTATAAGACCAAAAAACATATCTGACGATAATTCTTTAGATGTCGACGCATTTAGACATTTTTGTGAAATAACAAAAATATATAATCCTATAGTACATCTAAGGGTGACAACACCTCTTATTAATCCTATGGTTATTGATGATGCTATTAAAACTTTTTTAAATACAAAAGATATTACCAGTTTACGTTCAGCACACGAGACTCCCGAATCGGTATATAAATTTTTTATAAAAAAAGATAACCTATGGAAGCCCCTAATTGAGGGTATGGATAGTAACCAACCTAGACAATCTTATCAAAAAACATATTCACCTAATGGGTATGTGGATATTGTTAATCCTAAAATTTTTATGAATACAGATACCTTTTACGGTGATAATATTTATGCTTTTGAAACAAAACTAACTCCTGAGATTGACACAATAGAGGATTTTAACTATATTGAATATATCTTAAAAAGTAATAAAAATGTTTGAATTCTCTAAAGTACCTGTTGAGTGTAAAAAAATTAAAACCAATAACAGGACAATACTAACAAGTATACCATCTCCCGAAACTGTAGACGTATTAAATAAGTGTTTATTGAATGAACCAAATTCAATGAATGATCAGTTACCTATTGTTTGGGATTCGGCACATAATTATTCAATTTACGATAAATCAGGAAATAAATGGATAGACTTTACTTCTTGTATCTTTGTCTCAAATGTCGGGCACTCAAACCCTAAAATAAAAGAAGCAATTATTAATACAACAAATAAGAATTTATTAAATGCATATTATTACCCCACAAAAGAAAGAAGTGATTTTTCAGAATTATTATTAAAAATAACACCTGAATATTTTGATAAGGTATTGTTTTTATCTACAGGTTCAGAGGCTGTAGAATCGGCAATAAAAATGTCGATAAAATATACAAATAAAAATAAAATATTGTCGTTTAATAATGGATTTCACGGTAAAACTATGGGATCAGCAATGGCTGGAGGTAAATTTAAATCCCAAGAATGGATACCAGTCAAAACATACGTTAACCATTTACCATATCCTGACTCACAAACAATAGAAAAAAGTGGATTATCTGAGGACGAGTTTTTTAAAAATTCATTTAAAGAATTAAACCCTAAAGAATATGCGGCAATAATAATAGAGCCGTATCAAGGGTGGTCAGCAGAATTTGCATCTACATCATATATGAAAAAAGTAAGATCTTGGTGTGATGAATATGGTGTTATATTAATCATAGACGAAATACAATCAGGATTTGGCAGGACGGGTAAGTTATTCGCTTTTAATCATTTCGATATAACTCCAGATATAATTGTATGCGCAAAAGGAATATCATCCTCATTACCATTATCTTGTGTTATAACAAATAATAAATTGGCAAATAGTGATATGTCGTATAATAGTACTCACGGAGGTAACCCCATTGCAGTTGCAGCATCTAATGCATCCGTGTCTTATCTTTTAGAAAATAATTTAATAAAAGAGTCTGAGAGAAAAGGTGAAGTACTAAAATTAGAACTAAATAAATGGAAATTAGAGATGCCAAATTACATTAAAAAAGTTAATTGTATGGGGTTACTGGCTGGTGTTTTTGTTGAATCTCCTGATGGTAATAATATTGATTTTGTTGATAAAATTATTGAGGTGGCAATGAGAAAGGGGTTATTATCTATAAGAACACAATCAGGTACAATTAAAATTGGTCCCCCATTAACCATATCTGACGAGGCATTAATAGAGGGGGTAAACGTTTTAAAAGAAAGTTTGATAGAATGTTTAGACATATAGGAATAGTGGTAAATAATATAGATAAAATGTTATGGTTTTATCGTGATATATTAGGATTAGAGGTTATGTATGATAAAATTGAAGAGGGTAAATTTTTAAATCACATACTTAACACTAATAATGAATCCCCTAGAATTATTAAATTAGGATTAAATGGTAAAACTATCGTTGAGTTATTATATTTTAATAGATGTAAAGAGGAACCAAAAAAATCTTTAGTAAATAATGGATATACCCATTTTGCAATAACTGTTGGTGATTGTGAAAAACTTTTTACTTCGTTTATAGATAATAATATATCCGTAATTAACACACCTATTCAATCTACCGATAATAATGTTAAGGTTTTTTTTGGTGTGGATCCGGAAAATAACATAATAGAATTTGTTGAATTGATATGAGGTTTGGAATATTACAGGGAAGGTTAAGTAAACCTATCGGAGGAATGATTCAAGAATTCCCAAGAGAGTCTTGGGAGGAGGAATTTAAAATTTGTGAGGAGATTGGTTTGGTTGGTATTGAATGGATAATAACCAAAAATGATTTTGATAATAATCCGTTTTTTTATAATACGAATCTACCAAAAAATATAGTGTCGGTTTGTGTCGATAATATGGTTAATAAAAATTTTTATAAAAAAGATTTCTTAGAAAAAAATCTTATTCCTGTTTTAAAAATTATGTCAAATATTGGAGTAAAAAAATTGGTATTTCCTCTATTAGAGGAAAGTTCTGTCAACAATAAGGAAATTAGGGACGAGTTTATAAAAAATATTTCTACCATATCAGAAAAATATGAATCTATATTTTTTTGTTTTGAATTTGAGACGGATAAAGATATAGTAATGGACGTTGTGTCAAAAAAAGAAAATTTTTATATAACGTATGATACTGGTAATTTTACGTCTTACTATAAGAATAATGTAAACCATTCAGAACTTATTGAATTTTTTAATAAAAAAATAAAAAATGTTCATATTAAAGATAGAACGTATTATGGTGAAACAAAACCAATAGGTTTAGGTGATACAAATTTTACGAATATTTTTAAATCACTTAAAAATATTAAATATGATGGTGTTTGTATTTTACAGATATGTCGAGGAATTGACGGGGAAGAAAAAAAATATATAAAAGAATCATACAAAAAAATAAAAAATATAACTATAATTTAAATATGAAAAATATATTCAATATGGATGGAAAAACGGCACTGATAACTGGTGCGGGAGGGTTATTGGGTCCTAAACATGCCGAAGCGTTATTAGAATTTGGTGCTAAAGTTATATTAACAGATGTGGATTTAAACACTTTAAAAATTAAGTTTGATTATTTATCAAATTTGTTCGGTAATGAAAACGTTTTTATGGAATATATGAATGTTACTGACAAGGACTCAATAAATAATGTTGTTGGTAAATATGATAAGATTGACATTTTAATAAATAATGCTGCTAAAGATCCAAAAGTTACAAAAGGAAACGACAATTTAACTCCAGAATCTAGATTTGAGGTTATGACTGAAGAGTATTTTAAAGAAGGTATCGATGCAATAATTAATGGAACTTTTTTAACTTCTCAGATTGTTTGTAATAAAATGTTAAGTACGGGTGGTGGTGTTGTGTTAAACATATCTTCAGATTTAGGTATTATTGCTCCCGATCAAAGAATTTATAAAGATGATACTAAAGACGAAAAAGAACAAAACGTAAAACCAATTACATATTCCGCAGCAAAATGGGCTGTTATTGGTATGACTAAGTACTTATCAGTTTATTTTGCCAAAAACAATATCAGAGTTAATTCCCTAAGCCCTACGGGGGTTTATAATGATCATCCTGTTGATTTTGTAAATAAATTATCTAACATTATACCAATGGGTAGGATGGCAAATATTGATGAGTATAAAGGTGCTATAATTTTTATGTGTTCAGACGCCAGCTCTTATATGACGGGTTCTAACATAGTAATAGACGGAGGAAAAACAGTATGGTAAATATTATTAAAAATAACATTTTAGATTCAATTAATCTAAAATCTAAAATTTTAAAAGACAATAACATCATTAATAATATGATAATGATATCTGAAAAGTTAGTAGAATGTTATAAAAATGGTAATAAAGTTTATTTTTGTGGTAATGGGGGAAGTTTTGCGGACGCACAACATTTATCCGCAGAATTAAGCGGTAGATTTTATTTTGATAGAGATCCATTAGAAGTGGTATTATTATCATCAAATATCTCATACTTAACTGCAGTCGCAAACGACTATTCATATGAAGATATATTTTCAAGAGAAATTAAATCCTCAATAAAAAATGGGGATATATTAATTACATTATCAACATCAGGTAAGTCTAAAAATATCATAAAGGCAATTAATTCTGTTACCGGTAAGGGTGTTCAGGTATTTTCATTATTAGGAAATGATGGTGGAGAAATTAAAAATTTGTCGGATATAAGTATTATAATCCCATCAACAAATACGGCAAGAATTCAAGAGTGTCACACGATTATAGGACACACAATAATTGAAATAGTAGAAAATAAAATGTTTAAAAATTAAAAAATTATGAAAAAAACTTATGTAATAGCGGAAATAGGTATTAACCACAATGGGGATATGAAGTTAGCTAAAGATCTAATATTAACATCGAAAAATAGTGGATGTGACGCTGTAAAATTCCAAAAGAGGGACATTGAGTCGGTTTACACGCAAGAGGAACTATCAGCGCATAGAGAATCTCCTTGGGGAACAACTAATAGGGAGCAAAAGGAAGGATTAGAATTTAATATTGAACAATATAAAGAATTAGAGTCCTACACCAACGAATTAGGATTAGATTTTATCGTATCGTGTTGGGATATTAAAAGTTTAGAATTAATTGAGTCTAATTTAAATGTTAAATATCAAAAAATTGCATCAGCACTATTGACGGATAGAACATTTTTAGAAAATATCAATAAAACTAACAAACCAGTAATAGTTTCAACAGGAATGTCGACGGAAGAAGAGGTGGACGCAGCATTAAAAATATTAAAAAATGTAGAGTACGTATTAGCATGTACTAGCACTTACCCAACAAAAGATGAGGAAATTAATTTAAATTATATCAAAACACTTAAACAAAAATACCCACAATATAAGGTTGGTTTTTCTAACCACGCAAGTGGTTTAATTCCTTGTTTTGGTTCTGTTGCTTTAGGTTCTGAATGTGTGGAATTCCACATTACTAAAGATAGAACAATGTATGGATCGGATCAAGCAGCATCTATTGAACACGCAGATGAATTAGTATCAGGTATTAGAAAAATGGAAAAAATTATGGGGGACGGTATCAAGGTTGTATTTGAAGCGGAAAAACCTATAGCTAAAAAATTAAGAAAGACAAATGATATATTGCTTTGATTTAGACGGTACGTTATGTACCAACACTGATGGGGAGTATGAATTAGCCAAACCATTTTACGATAGAATTGAAAGGGTTAATAGATTATTTAATGATGGTCACACAATTTTAATTGATACTGCTAGAGGATCAACAACACATATTGATTGGTTAGAATTAACTGAGAAACAATTAAAGGTTTGGGGAGTCTTATATAACGATTTACGTGTTGGTGTAAAATTAAATGCAGATGTTTTTGTTGACGATAAAGGAATTAACGATGAAGTATTTTTTAAATGATGAATAAAATTTTAGTTACAGGATCTAATGGTTTAGTTGGGTCGGCATTAAAAAATATTTTAGGAGATAACCACATATACCACAATAAAAGTGATGTTGATTTATTGGATAATAAAAAAACTTTAGATTATATTACATATAATGTAAAACACAATAATGTGGATACGATTATACACTGTGCCGCTAAGGTTGGTGGGGTACAATCTAACTTAAATAATAATAAAGAATTTTTCATCGATAATTTTACATTGAACAATAATGTTATAGAGTCATCATTTAAAAATGAGATACCTAATTTTGTGAATTTATTATCTACTTGTATTTTTCCTGAGAAGAATGTGACATTCCCCTTAACCCCAAATCAAATCGATAAGGGGGAACCTCATTACTCAAATCACGGATACGCATATGCTAAAAGACTTTCGGGATATCAAGTTAATATGATAAAAAAAATTTTAAACGCTAACTGGGTTTCGGTTGTACCGACAAATGTTTATGGCACTCACGATAATTTTAATTTATTTCACGGACATATGATACCGGCAATGATACACAGAGCGTTTATCTCTAAAAATAATTCAGAAAATATGGTAATATGGGGTGATGGTTCTCAACTTAGACAAGTTATTTATTCTGAAGATTTGGCTAAGTTAATTTTATGGTCATTAAATAATTGGCATAGTGATGATCCGTTTATGGCGGTTAACCCAACCGAGCATAGTATATTAGATATTTCTAAAGTAATATGTGAAAAATTCAATATAAACCATAACGAAGTGATATTTGACGAAACAAAACCTATAGGACAACTTAGAAAACCTGCAATATCAGACGCCCCTAAAGACTTTGAGTTTACAACCATTAATGATGGTATAAATAAAACCATAGAGTGGTTTGTTAAAAATTATAATAATTTAAGAAAATGAAACCTTATGATATAGTAATTGTGTCTCACGAAAAAGATTTTAATAATATAAAACATATTATTGAATATTCCGAAAAAAATTTGAATTTTGATTCAATACATTTAATACTTAGTGAGAGAGAAGAGTATAAAGATTTTGAAACTCTTAAATCTATAACCAATAAACCAGTTAATATCCATAAAGAAACAGATATTATAAAAATTGATAGGAGTAGACTTTCATTTAGACCAAATTGGATATACCAAATGATGTTAAAAATGTTTCAGAATGTCACAAAAAATGATAACTTTTTAATTATAGAGTCCGATTGTATTATTTTAAAACCGTTAGAATTTTTTGATGGAGACAAAACTATTTTTTATTTAGGTAGGGACTACCCTAACGAACCATATTTTAACTTCAATAAATCATTGTTAAATATTGGTAGGGAATATGATCATTCTTTTATATGTGAATTTATGATGTATGATAAAAAAATAATTAAAGACCTTTTAAATAGATGTAATTGTAAAAGTGTTGATGATTTTATGGAAATAATTTATAACACTGTCAATGAAAATTGTTATCCTGCGGATTATGAACTTTATGGGAATTTTGTATATAAATTCCATAATGAAAAGTTTTCAGTAAAAAAATTAAATTATCATATGACAGGTAGAGACGGTAAACACCATCCTTATTGGTCAGACACTGAAATTAAAATGTTAACCAATTTTTATAAAGATTTAGATGCAATAAGTTTCCATATATGGGGATTAAATTAAAAAAATAAAAATATGAAAAAAATAAATTTAGTTAACGATACAATAGATAAAGATGATTTAATTGCCCTTTCTGAATGGTTATTACAAGAAATCACCCCTAAACTAACAAAGGGTGGATTAACTATTGAGTTAGAAAAAAAATGGGCGGAAAAGATAGGTACAAAATATTCGGTTTACGTTAATTCAGGTTCGTCTTCTATATTACTATCTTTAGCAGCATTATTATACAGTAAAAAGTTAAAAAATAAAAAAATAATAGTCCCGTCCTTAAGTTGGGCAACAGATATTAGTAGTCCAATATTACTTGGGATGGATCCAATAATGTGTGACTGTAACTTATACGACTTATCTTGCGATATTAATCACTTAGAAAAATTATTTATAGAACATTCACCATCATCTTTTATTCTTGTATCACCATTAGGACTTGTACCTGATATGGATAAAATTATTGAATTATGTAACAAATATGACGTTATATTATTTGAGGATGTTTGTGAAAGTATGGGATCAAAACATAAGGAAAAATATTTAGGTTCGTTTGGGTTTGCCTCATTCTACTCAATGTATTTTGGTCACCATTTAAGTACCATTGAGGGTGGGTTTATAAACACAAATGATGAGGATTTTTACCATACGTTATTGATGATGCGAAGTCACGGATGGGATAGAGATTTACCAGAATGGAAACAAAAAGAATTAAGAGAAAAATATTCAGTTACTGAGTTTAACTCTTTATATAATTTTTACTTACCAGGATTTAATTTAAGATCAACAGACTTACAAGCATTTATAGGGTTACGATCAATTAAAAAATTAGATAATTTTTCCTTTAAAAGAAATCAAAATTTTAAACATTATTTGAGCGACATTAAAAATAATATATTAAAAATTAAAGACGACGATAATAATTTTATTTCAAATTTTGCATTCCCAATAGTAAATAAGAATAAGGATAAAATAGTAGACGACTTAATAAAAAATAACATAGAGGTTAGGCCGTTAATTGCCGGGAATATGTCAAATAAACCTATGTGGAATAACATATATGGGAAGGTTACATTACCAAATTGTGAATTAGTAGATGAATATGGATTTTATATCCCAAATCACCAAGATTTAAAAAAAGAGGATATACTAAAAATAATAAATATAATAAATAAGTATGAATAAAATAGCACTAATAACAGGTATAAATGGACAAGATGGGTCATACTTGGCTGAATTTCTTTTAGAAAAAGGGTATGAAGTTCACGGAACACTAAAAAGAAATTCAGTATCAGAAAATCAAACATCAAGACTAAATGACGTGTACGATAGATTAATATTACATTATGCTGATTTAACAGACTTGTCATCATTAATTTCAGTTATTCAAAAAGTAAAACCAATAGAAATTTACAATTTAGCAGCACAATCACACGTTAGAATTTCTTTTGATCAACCAATTTATACTGCAAATGCTACAGGTTTAGGAACCTTAAATATGTTAGAAGCGGTAAAATTAGTTAACCCCCAAATTAAAATATATCAAGCATCATCATCAGAAATGTTTGGTAATAACATAGACAAAGATGGTTTTCAAAGAGAATCAACACCTATGAATCCAGTATCCCCTTACGGGTGTGCTAAAGTATTTTCGTATAATATTTGCAGAAATTATAGGAATTCATATGGGATGAAAATATGGAACGGAATATTATTTAATCACGAATCACCAAGACGAGGAACTAACTTCGTAACAAACAAAGTTGTAAAGGCTGCGGTAAGAATTAAATTAGGTTTACAAAATGAATTGCATTTAGGTAATCTTGACGCAACCAGAGATTGGGGACACGCCAAAGATTATGTTGAGGCTATGTGGTTGATGTTGCAATCGGATAGTCCCGATGATTACGTGTGCTCAACAGGGATATCACATTCAGTTAAAGATTTATGTGATTATACATTTAATAAATTAAATTTAGACTTTAGAGATTACGTAGTAGTTGATGAAAAACATTTTAGACCTGAAGAGTTGCATGATTTAAAAGGGGATTCTTCTAAACTAAGAAATGAACTTGGTTGGAATCCTAAATACACTTTTGAGACTATGTTAGATGAAATGATTGAATATTGGTTGAAATATTACTCATTATAATATTTAATAAACTAAAATAATTGTTATTAATTAATTATGACAAGAAAAAAACCAACCTCTCAAAACGAGGAACAAGAATCTAAACCATTCTCAAAAAAAGACTTTATTAATTCAATCATTAAGAAAAAACAAAAAAACAAGTTCTTAACGACAAATCAAGAGGAGTATTATAATCTTTTAAGAAATAACCAAGTTACGATTTGTTCAGGACCTGCCGGTGTTGGTAAATCGTATATCGCAATGAAGGCGGCTGTCGATTTACTTATGGACACAAGTAATCATTATGAAAAATTGGTTATCGTTAGACCGGCGGTTGAAGCCGAAGAAAAATTAGGTTCTCTTCCTGGTAATTTAGAAGAGAAGTTAGATCCTTACATATTCCCATCTTATTATCTACTTAACAAAATTATTGGTAAAGATGCTAGAGAAAAATTAAAAGATGCGGAAATAATTGAGGTTTTTGCTTTAGCATATATGAGAGGGATGAATATTGATAATACTATTTTAATTTTCGAGGAGGCTCAAAACTCAAGTCCAAATCAAATGAAATTACTATTGACAAGAATTGGGTTTAATAGTAAATTCTTTATATCGGGGGATATTGAACAAACGGACAGATATAAAGATAAAAAACAATCAGGACTTTATGATGCAATTCACAAGTTTAAAAACGTACACGATATGGGTGTGTTTGAATTTAGTGATGATGATGTTGTTAGAAACCCACTTATTAGTAAAATTTTAAAAAAATATGAAGAAAATAGGGATTGAAATTAATGGGGTTCTTAGAGACACCATAGGTAAATTCACTCAACTATATGAAAAACATATGATAGATGAGGACGAATACGACGGTAAAACTTTTGATATCGATATGTCAGGTAATACTGAAGAGTTAGTATCTGACGAAAAATTTGAGTACAAAATATTAAGTGATGTTACCTCATTAAATTTAATGGAACATTTTAGATTTAATGATGAAAACGAATTATATTCTTTTATGTATGAGGATTTTGCGATGCAGATATTTGGACATGCCGGGTCTACAGAAACATTTACCTTCAACCACCTAAATGATTTGTATTTAAAATACAGAGACGATAATGAATTACTAATTGTTTCAGACGAGATAGGTAAATCAAAACCCGCCTCTCTATTTTTCTTATCTAAGTTTGGGTGCCTTTTAGAAAAAATTAAATTCTACTCAAACTCAACGGTTAATTCTATGTGGGATGAAGTGGATATTTTACTTACATCAAACCCATCATTAATATTAGAAAAACCAAAAGATAAAATTGTGGTAAAATATAACACCACATATAATAAAAATATCAGTTGTGATTATGAGATAAACTCATTTGAGGAATTTGATGAAACTTTACAAAAAATAATTTTATGTTAAAATTTTTAGGAGAGAATTACTACATTGATATAAATGAACTTGAAAGACAAGTAAGTTATGAAAAGTCAATATTTCCATTTTCGGGGGAATCCGAGTCTGGAGAACAACAAATAAGCGTAACAAGATTTGAGACTTTTAAGAGTTTGATCGAAGTACTTTTAACCGAAAGGGAAGAACTTGATGAGAGTTTGGGTATTCACGGGGCAAAGGATTTGACAATACCTTTTAAAATATCTTTTAATACTCTATTAATAAACAACATATTAAAAACACTTTAAAAAAATGGAATTAGAAAAAATCGAAAAGATTGAACAGTCTTTAAAAAATTTAGAAGATAAAAACGCAAGGATTTATTTTTTAGTACAAGACACTAAAGGTAACCCAAAGGCTGGTGTTAGATACATCTACGATGTTGCATTGAAACTAAAAAATAACGGATATAACCCTATAATTATTCACGAGAGTAATGATTATAAAGGAGTTTCAGAATGGTTAGATGAAAGTTATATGGAATTACCTCACCAATCTATTGAGGGTCAGAATTTAGCAATTTCACCTGAAGATTTAATTGTCATTCCTGAAGTATATGGACACGTAATGGAACAAATTAAAAATTTTCCTTGTGGTAAAATTGTTTTGTGTCAAGCATACGACCATATGTTAGAGACGATTCCTCCAGGACTTTCTTGGACACAATATGGATTTTTAAAATGTATCACAACTTCAGAATCACAGAAAAAGTACATTTCAGATGTGATGAGAGGTATGAGTTTAGATGTGATACAACCTACATTACCTACAGTATTTAGTAAAAAAGATAAACCATCTAAACCTATAATTTCTATTCACACTAGAGAACCTAGAGATACTGCTAAAATTATTAAAACTTTTTATTTAAAATATCCACAATATAGATGGATTACATTTAGAGATATGAGAGGTATTAAACAAGACGATTTTGCAAAATTTTTAAAAGAATCATTCTTATCTGTTTGGGTGGATTACGAATCAGGATTTGGTACCTTTCCGTTGGAGTCTATGTCTTGTGGTACTCCTGTAATAGGTAAAATTCCCGCATTAAGACCTGAGTGGATGAGTGATAACAACGGTGTTTGGACGCAAGAATTTAACGACATGGTAGATATTATTGCTAACTTTACCCAAAATTGGTTAGAAGACAACATCAACGAAGAATTGTACTCTGAGATGGAGTCCACATCTCTAAAATATAGAGATGAAGAGAAATTTAAAACTGAAGTACTTTCAACATTCAATGAGTACTTTGAAACCAGACGTAAATCGTTTTCAGAACAATTAGATAAACTAAAAATTACAGAAGAAAAATAATATGGAAGAGAAATTAAAATTAGACGTATCGGTTATTTTACCGATTGAATCATCTAAACATAGATCATTTGAGGAGTTGTTTGAAAGGGCAATTAAATCGGTAAAGAATCAAACAGTAGATATTAACGAATTAATTATTGTTCATACGACTGAAGAGACCCTTAAAAACTATTTATCAAATTACGACTTTGATGGATTAAATGTGATTAAGATTGAGAATACGGGAGATAAAGACTTCGCAACTCAAGTAAATTTAGGGGTTAAAAACTCTAAAAGTAAGTGGGTTTCTATTTTAGAATTTGATGATGAATATTCTTCTATTTGGTTTAAAAATGTGAATCGTTTTATTGAATCATACCCTGAAGTTGAGTCTTTTCTACCTTTAGTTGTTGATACTGATGATAAGGGGGTTTTTGCTGGTTTTACTAATGAAGCGACGTTTGCTGTTAGTTTAAATAGTGAAATGGGTTATTTAACTAATGATGTTTTATTAACATATCAAAACTTTCAATCAAGTGGGATGGTGATTAAAAAATCAACATACGAAGAGAATGGAGGTATTAAACCATCAATTAAATTAACATTCGTCTATGAATTTTTACTTAGATTGACTTATAACTCAGTTAAAATTATGACAATCCCTAGAATTGGGTATAAGCACACTAATATGAGGGAAGGATCAATTTTTTGGAATTATAAGTTTGGTGAAGAAAAAATTTCAGATAATGAAGTTACGTTTTGGTTGGAGTCGGCAAAAAAAGAACATTTCTTTACTACAGATAGAAATATAAAATACGAACCACAAAATGTTTAATGTTTTTATCATTATCAGATGACCAAGACAATATAGAGCAAAAGACGGTAAAAAAAAATAAAACAAATTACTTTGATGTCCGTGAAGAAGAGGCGGTGAAACGATATATCACCGCCGAATCTACTGAAGAAAAAGAAGAAATTTATAACAAATTTCTTAAAGAACCTCTTGATAAGATGATTGAGTCTATCATTAGGAGGTATAAACTATATAGAAAAGATATGGATTATAATGATGTTCATTCAGACACCCATTCATTTCTTATGACAAAAGTCGATAAGTTTAAACCGGCAAAAAACAAAAAAGCATATTCCTATTTTGGAACTATATGTAAGAACTATCTAATGGGTCAAATCCAAAAGGACCAAAAAGATACCAATAGAAAAGTTTCATACGAAGATATTTCCGCAACTTTAGAAAATCGTCCAGATATGGTTTATTATTTGGAGTTTGAAAAGATGGACGCTGAAAAGATTATAGATATTTTTTTAGAGGATTTAAGAAACTATGTAGAGGGTAGTAAATTAAATGACAATGAATTTAAATTAGGTAACGCACTTATAGAGTTATTTGATAACTACGGTAATATTTTTATAGGAAACGACAATAACAAATTTAATAAAAATATTGTTTTGTTATCCCTACGAGAAATGACTAATCTAAACACTAAAGAAATTAGAATATATTTAAAAAAATATAAGACTCTATATTTAGAAACAATAAGAAAAATAAATAACGAATATTAAAATTTCAAATATTTATTTATTATGAATAGAGTAAGAAAAAAAGAAATTTCCTTAAATAAGGATTCAGTTTTATCATTAATGCAAGAAATATATAATGAATTGGTTGAACAAAGATCAACAGCAATAAGAATTCAAAATAAAATGCTTGCAATGTTAAAGGACCCTGAAGATATGACATTAATAGGCCCAGTCATTAAAGAACAGCAAAAAATAATTAATGACACCATAGAAAAAAAACTAACATTATCTAAACTACAATCAACTATATGGGAAAAACAATCATCTTCTAAAGAAGAGACGTTTACGTTATCTGATATGGACGATGATATGTTACAAACATTAATCAAAAAAGATATTGATAACGACAATAAAACCTATAAATTATAATTAATTTATGAGTATAGATAATGAAGATGGTATTGGTAAAGTTAAAAGTAAAGTATCCGCATATCAAACGGTTATTGAAAATAAGTCTGTAGAGTCGAAAAAGCAGAAGGAAACGTCACGCCAAAAAATAGATAAAAAAAAGAGCGAGGTAACCAAACAGATTAAAGATTTAAAAAACAAAAACAAAAATCTACAAAATAAAATAAAAGAGAACACGGTAGGTTTATTTGATCAATTATTAGATTTATATAAAACCACTTTACAAACTAAATTTAGCAATAATAAATCACTATCAACAGTACAGAATTCGCAATCTTTTAGTGTGCTGGGTAACATTTTTATGATGGCGGTGGAAAACACCAAAAACAAAATTTCAGAAATTCTTGTAGATGAGATTATAACAACGATTGGGTGTTCTGAAGAACAATCATATGAAAATATGGTGAATGTTGATATATACGTCAAAGTAAAAAATGTAGATTTGTTTAAAATACTACAAGTCTCATTTGATGACGAGTACGGTAAGTATAATTACGAAAGTACTACCACAACTAATGGTCAGATACCCTACTCAATGAATAGGGAGTTATACACAAGGTTAACGTCTCCTCAATCCTTCCAACAACAATACGGGCAATCGTACATCGGAGCATCCGGTTCACAATTAATGAATATACAATATGTTGATAACTATGTTAATCCGGTAACTAACTTACCTGAGTATGGTGATTTTTTTAAAATAACTCTACTTAACCAAGCAAATGGTAAAACTAAAGTTAGTGATTTTTTAAGGGATTATTTTATGAGTATCGATGTGTTTTCATTAGACTCTTTAATCCAAAACATATTATCGGAACTGTTCGGCTCAATTGAGTTTGCTATGGATAAACCTATTGAAGATTTGACTGAGGTTGCAAAATTCATAAAGTTTATGAAAAGAATTATGGGTATGTGTTCTGATCCATCTAAAAAAATAGATATTTCTGGATCAGGAAAATTTAGTGATTTAGATTTAATCGATGATTCTTTTTTTGAAATATCACCACAAGAACTAAGCGTAATAGAAGATAGATGTGAAAAAACAGTAAATGGATTGGTTACTTTTGAAGATTGTGATACCGTTAATTTACCATTAAATGTTCAAGCAACTACACAGATACTAGATGACGTTATTAAAGAAAATAAAGCACAAGAAAAAGTTAACTTGTTTTTTAATGGTATTGATAATTTAACCAACGACCCAAAATGGGGCGGATTATTAGGTCCGGACATCAATATAAATTATTCAGTTATTGCGGATTTATTATCTAAGTTACCGATGATACTAATTAAAACAATACTTTCACCAAAAGTTATGTTAGGATTTATGGTGATGATTAAGGCGACTATTAATAATGGAAGTACCATTTTAGATTTATTATTTGAAAATATTACTGAATTTTTTAAAAAATTTAAAAAGTTTGTGGTGAATTTTGGTAGAAAAATAATTTCATTATTTATTGAAGAAATATTTTCATTAATTAAAAAAAATATAACTCATCTTGTTGAATCTATTTTACTTGATATTGCAAAAGAAGCGAAAAATAAACAATTAGCGATGTACTCAACAATAATTTATATATTAATGATTGTTGGTGATTCTATTATTGATTATAGAAATTGTAAAAGTGTAATTGATGAGCTTTTAAAACTTTTAAATTTAGGTTTAAGTCAATTAAATTTAGGGTTACCTATGTTTGCGTTGGCTGGAGCAAGATTTTTAGGTGGTGTGTCGGATACTAGATCTTTAGCAAACACAATAGAGAACTTACAAAAAGCAGGGTTACCTACGGATGCGAATGCTGACGGTTCACCAAATCTAATGAATATAGCAATGGGGGCAATGATAAAAGGACAAAATAAAGAACAAGCGGAGAATGGTAAAACTGAAGTTTATATTCCACCATTAACTGTGTTTGTACCACCTTTAGGTGCTGGTCCAGGAATAACTAAACCTGTTAAATCATACGGTAAATCATATTAATATGAAAAGTGAAGAAGTTTTAGAAATACTTAAAGATTATAAAAATAAATCAAATAAGGATTTGGTTAATGTAATGGATTTCTTAAAGTCTGATTTTGAAAAGACTAAGGATTTATTAGTAAAATTAACATACCATTTAGATTCTACTGAAAATAGTTATAATAAAATATTAGAAGAAATTAATAAACGAACAAATAATGTCTAAAAACGAAATACAAACATCAGACTCATTCTCTCAGGATATGACACAAAATTTTTATTGGGGTGTCTGTTCCGATAATGAAGATCCATTAATGCTTGGTAGAGTTAGAGTTAAACCTTTGATTAAAAATATTGATCAGGTGACTAAATCTGCAGAAAAAAATGGGTTTAAACCTGATAGTACTTCAGAAAAAAATGGTCCTTGGTCAAATAAAGACCCGTTTGTTTTTTTACCTTTTTTACCATATTTTATAAATCAAGTACCAAAGAAAAATGAAAGGGTAATGATTTTATATTTTGATAGAAAAAGAACTACAGGTAGAAATAAATTCTATATGGTTGGTCCATTTTCATCTCCTATGACAATCCTACAGGAGGACTACCGATCATCTAAAACACATTTAGATGATGGATATGAGAACTCCTTAAAAAGTATCCCAAATATAAAAAATACAGGTGGAACATACAAAGACCCATCTAAGGCTGGAGTTTTCGCTGAACCAATAGATATATCAATACAAGGTAGAGATACTGCTGATATTATTATTAAAAAGGATGATGTCCTTATAAGGGCAGGAAAACATTTCGACGCACAAAGAGGTGAGGTTCCTTTAGTAAATAATAATAGAGCGTTTTTACAACTATCTAAGTTGGATAAGATACAAAGGTACGGAGAACCCGAATCGTTTACAAAATTAGTTGACAGAAAAGACCAAATCAAATATCTAATTGAGTATTATTGTACAACAACTAATACTCAGGTTGATGTCTATAGTGGAGGGATTAGAATAATACAATTACCGACTACTAATTCGTACGAAACCCAAACTGATTTTTTTGATTATGATACAGTATTAACGGGACAGAGTTCTTATGGGATTGTGTACAACTTAAATATTCAGGCATTATCGTTTGATGATTTTAAAAGTACCATTGTAAGTACCATAAGACAGTTTCACGATAACCCAACTAAATTGTGCGACATACAAAAAGATCAACAATTCCCATTTTATTATAGACCAAGTGAACAAATAAGAAATGTATTAACTAACCTTTCAGGAAATATTGATTTAATCGCAGTACAAAATATGTCTCGTTTGATTAATGAAGTAATGGTTAGTTCTACCGATTTAACTCCAGGATATGGGTTAGTTTATAAAAATTTTAAAACCCCTTTACCATTTAATAAGGTAGATGAGGTTTTTGTTCCTGTTACTTTTGAGAAATTAGATAACACAGTAGCGGCGTTAGGGGCGGATCAGTTATATTTATTAAGTCATAAAACAACAATCCCCGGAAAAGACCAAATTGTTTTGGACAACTCAATATATGGTATAACAGGACAAACCTTTAATGATATTATAGAACCAAACACCTCATCAATGGTTAGGGGTGAAGAATTAATGGAATTATTACAATTAATTGTTAATTTTTTAATTACTCACGATCACCCATACCCAATGTTACCACCAAGCCCAATCAGTAGGGGGTCCGGTATTTCAACAGACGATGTACTTAAAAAAATGCAAGACGCATATATAAAGGTTTTAAATAGTAATATTCGAATTAATTAAGTATTTATAATAAAAATACTTTAATGTCTATTCACAAATCATACTTTAACAAATCAAACACTTTGATTTATAACTCGTACACAAATACGGGTAGAAACCCAATTGTTGAATTATTTTACGGGAGGGTTGAGAATGTTGCAATACCTTTAGGGTTTAGTCGTTATATTTTTGATATCGACTTAACATCATTAAATAGTAAAATAAATGATGGGACAATCTCTACCGATTGTTATGGGTATACTGGTTTATCTCATACCCTTAGAATGACTAATACTTCATTTTTCGATAAAGAACTATTAAATGATAAAACATCACAAGGTAGAAGAAGAGCAACATCATTTGATTTAATTCTTTTTAGAATACCAAAAACATCAGGTTCAACAGGGAATCCACAATTGTGGGATAGTGGTGTCGGTTATGATTATTACGATTTTGGTGTTACAAATATTAATGATAGATCGTTTTCACAAAGACCATCAAATTGGTTTGAGAGAACTACAATAAGTGGGTGGTCAACAAATGGTATTTATAGTAATACTAATTCTGTAACAGGATCAGGGGTTAATTACTCAGGGATAACTATTATTGATACACAACATTTTGAATTTGGTGATGAGGATATTGAGTTTGATATGACTAATGAAATTAATGGAATTTTAAGTGGTTCTATTACTGGAGTAACGGGATGGGGTATTGCGTATTATCCTCAGATTGAAAATATTTCAGGATTAACGGAAAGCTATTCTGTTGGGTTTTTCTCTCCTCACACACAGACGTTTTATGAACCATTTTTAGAGACGTATTATAATGATTTAATTGTTGATGATAGAAACTCTTTCTACGCCGGAAATAACAATAATCTATATCTATACGCATTTGATAACGGAAACCCAATTAATTTAGACTCAAACCCAACGGTAGATATAATTGATATTAACGGTGATCCGGTTTCTGGTATGACAGGGTTAACTACCTGTTTAGTTACTAAAGGGGTTTATAAAGTAGAAATAAATGGACTATCATCAACGTCAATACCTTGTTTATATAACGATGTTTGGAAAGGGTTATCGGTTAATGGTGTAACCATTTCAGATGTTGAAAACGAATTTGTGTTATTACAAACGGGAGGAAATTTTCAAATAGGTTCAAGTGATTCTAAACCTAAAATATATGGGTTCAACTTTGATGGGATTAAACAAAACGAAAAAATATTAAACACCGACATTAGAAAAGTGAACGTCACCATCAAGGAAGCATATACGGCAAATCAACCTATAAATAAAATTGACGCATATTATAGAATCTACGTTAAAGAAGGTGGGAAAACCGAAGTACAAGTTCAAGATTGGACAAAAATAAATAAAACTACAGATGGTTATTACTTTGTGTTTGATACTACAGATAAAATACCCAATGAGTATTTTGTTGATATAAAAGTAATAACAGATAAAAATACGGACACCTATAAAAGGGAGTTACAATTTCAAATAGTCAATAAAAAATAATGGCAGCAACTACTGAATTTACTTATAGACGTTGCGGTGATACTAATCCACCACAAAAAGGGGTTGCTGTGGATCCATTGTCCGCAATAACTTCCGGAACAACATATTCATATCGAGGTACCTGTATTGAAATTGTACAAGTTTTGTCTTATAATGCGGGAACCGTAACAATAACATTTGATGGTGGACCATATAATAATTGTGTAGATTGTTATGCGTCATTTTATGATTATGTCGCAGTTACTGATTGTATCAATTCTAATACTTATTATTTTGAGTTAAGTGGGTTTACAGAAATACCGTTAACTGGTGAGACTTATTTCATACACGGTGAATATAGGGGTGAAATATTTTATAACTGTTTTGATATTGTAGAATATGGGGTTTTTGATCCCGAAAGACCCGTAACATACGCACAAACTATAGATACCCCTATTCTTTCAACAAATTGTACAGATTGCTTAAACTCATCATTTTTAATTTATGAAGTAACAAGTTGTGTTGGTGCCAACACATTTTATGTTGGTTTGTCAAGTAATAATTATGCTGATCATTTAATAACATTTGTAGACGATTTAGGTGATCAATATTGTGGTCGTGTTGGTGCAACTCCGGTTGTTGCAACGCAGACCGGCACATTTATTTCTGATTATGGTGTTTATTCTGATAATTGTAATGATTGTAATTCACAAGTTGCTGAACAAAGAATACTAACAAATTGTATAACAGGTAATCAAGAAATTGTTTGGAATTCATTATTTTTTAATGGTGGAGAAACTTCTAATTTATCATCAATAGATGGGTGTTTTAGTGTAGGAGATGTAGTAACAGGTGAAACCGTAACAATAGACCAATTTTTAAATTTTGACCCCCAACCAAATTGTCAAGAATGTATTCAATGTAACGGTATACAATATAACTGTACGTCTTGTAACAATATTGGACCGATTAGTGGTATAAGTTACTCATACTCAGGAACATCTGTATTAACTGATAATACATATTATTTAACAGGTATAACAAATGGTAGTGGATTATATTCAATTTTTAGTGTAAGTGTAGCATCAAATACAGTTAACAGTGTGAGTATTAACAGTGCGGGTATATCATATTCGGTTGGAGATACCATAACAATTTTAGGTAGTGATATTGACGGTGGTATAACACCTGATGACGACATCACTATTGAGGTGAATTCTATTCATACCAATAAATCGGTTTTATCTTATCAATATTTAGAAAATCCATTAGGTACAGTCTTTTATGATCCCATTTTAAACGACTGCTATGAAATTACAAGTTACGAAACACCAACAACATATACGTTTACAATATCAAGTTTAGACACTTTTGATACTTGTTTAGATTGCACAAATCAAGATCATTACGTTTGGTATGGTGTAGAATGTGGATCTATTGCGGATGGTGTTGCTATTATAACTGGTGTTGGATTTGGTGTTGGTGATATTGTAAAAGTAAAAATTGGTGATTCTAATTATTTGTGTTACGAATTATCTGCAGTTTATAACTATGGTATCCACGGACCAATAAACTCATTTAAAAGTTTAACAACAGAATCTTACGCAACTTGTGAAGAATGTAAAAATACCGTTAGATTAGGTGTATCTGTTTTATCTTGTGAGACTAATGAAGTATCGTATGTTAATATACCACTTAATGCTTGGTACGCTCTTGCGGGTCATTCAGAAGTTTTTGAAGGGTTAGTTATCGCCGATTACGAAGGTAATTGCTATAGAGTAATTAATACTTGTGTAATTAACTCAGGAGGGGTTAATCTTGACGTACAACACATCTTTACAAGTTGTTCAGTATGTTATGACTATTACCACCCAGTAATTCACGTAAATCAATACTATGAGACAATTGTTGTTGGGTATTTACCTGGAAGTGGAGATACTGAGGGTGAAATTGTGACATTTAATACCCCACACCCAATATGGACAGACGACGATTCAAGAAGAACACTTATACAAGATAATGGGGTCTCTTTAGGCGGGTTTAACGGATTAAACAATTAAACAATATATTTATATAGTATGAAAAATATTGAAAGAATAATTAAAAGAATTTTAAAGGAGGAATTGGAAAAACATTCATCAAGGTATATGTTTTTTTCAAACTTAGAACAAATGAGAAGACAATGCGATTTATTGTTAGACTTAGACGAATCTATGGTTGAAGAAATATTAGACAACGGTCACGATTGGGCTCAGGATCATATCTCAGAAGCAAAAAACAATATGGATCAAGTGTTTGATTTTTTAATGAATGAAACCAAAAAATCGGGTATGGAGTTATCTATGAATATGGATGATGATGATATGATTGAAGAAGATAATGAGGAAAATGACGAGTCATTAGCCATTAGTTTAAAAAATCCTGATTTAGGTTTGGCAATGTCAGATATGAATGAAGGTAGAAAAAAAACAGGTACAAAACTTTGTGCAAGGGGTAAAGCTGCCGCCAAGGCAAAATTTGACGTTTACCCTTCAGCATACGCCAATGGTTACGCAGTACAAGTATGTAAAGGAACAAAACCAGGATTAGACGGTAAAAAACATTGTTCTGGAGCTTATTGTTAAAGACTATTTAAAATATTTCTAACTAATACTTCTAAGGATTCGTTTTGAGTCCTTTTCTTTTTTGGTTCGTAGTGAGTCATTACGGGTTTTTGTCCTTTACCTGTTTGTGTATCTTTCTTCTCGGCTCTTCTTTTTTGTTGGCAAGCAGAACGCTTTTCAGAATCACTCATTTTAGCAGCAACACCTACCGCCCTACATTTAGGATATGATTTAGTTGATGCATCGGATCTACCACAAGGAGGATGTTTACCATCAACTTTTCTACAGATGTCCACCCACGGACCTTTTGGTTGTTTACTTCCTTTTGGTTTCTTTTTTGTACCAAACCATACGGCTAAATCTTCATTAATTGTATGAGCATCGTGAGTATCAATATCATAAGAACCATCTTTATTCTTTTCCCAAACACCAACGTACCTTTTTATATTATTCTTTAATGTTTTTTGCTTTTTCTTATGGTTAAATTCAGTATCGACAAACTCACTAAAAGGACCCAACTCATAGTTTTTCCATTTTTTTAACCCTATAGAAATTGGTCCACTATATGTTCCCGCAGTTACAGATGTAGAAGCAGCCTCATTTAAATCACTTTCTTCTTTTATTGGTACAATTTTATTTCCTTTGCCTGGATATTGATTGATGATATTACCATCGTCATCACTAAAAGTTGCATATGGGTGATTTTTTATATATCTAGTAACTTTTTCGGCCTTTTTTTCTATTTTTTTAATTTGTTTTTTTGGGGTTTCCATTTTACCATCATAACTATCATACTCTAAAAATGGAGAATCATATTTAGAGACTTGTATAGTAAAAGGTTGGTTACTACTATCCTCAAATTCACGTATACCAAAAGATATGGGGGCAACATATGATCCCCTACCACCTGTGGATGTTGATGTTGCTTCGTTTAATACTTTTTTTATTATATCACGTATGTTCATTGTTTCTTTTTCTTAATAATAAATATCTGTATATCATTAAATGTAAGTGATAAAAACATAATGTTAATATTCCCCAAGATTCCATCCAAAAAAAACCGTTAGTTATCCACACTAAAACAGAAATTAAATATATCGGTAAGTAAAACTTTAATCTTTTTGTGAAGTATAATGGTATTAAACAAGAAATAAAAAAAAGTATGGCAAATACATTATGCAACCAAAAATGATCAGTAACAGAGAATGCCGTTAATAGTAACAAAAAAGACGAAGGTATTTTCCATTCGTCTAATTCAAAAAAGAAATAACTTACAAGAGCATTTGTAGTGATAAATAAAAATTGTAAATCAGTTTCCCAAACTTGGGATATCGAAGTTAATTTCCCACAATAAAAATAAATAATAAAAGGTTGTAGTATAGCAAGAACTATAACAAACAACCTTCTAAAAAAATCAAAATTTAATGTCATCTAATAATTTTTCTCATTGTACCATCATCATACACTTCAAAAATAAATCCTTTAGTATCTGAACTAACCTCTTGACCCATTAAATTAACATATTTTATTATAGTTTTAGTCGGTTTTCTATTATCTAATCCAATAGGACCATAAATTTTATATTGTCCATCATAATCATATTGAACTAATCTATAATAATGAATCTCATTATTATCAAACAAATCTGAAAAACTATAATCAGTTTTAGTGTTGCTATTACCCATTGCGGATTCTACCCCAACTATATCCCAATTTTCACCATTAATACTTCTTTCAATATTAAAGTAATCTGAGTTATGTTCTGACGCAGTTGACCAAGTTAATAAATTAAATGATGGGTAAGTTTTACCATTAAAATATAACAACTCGACAGGTAATCCTATAGGCGAATTAGCCAATATACCAAATGTTCCGGTAGTTCCTCCACCATATTCCCAAACTCTTATATATAACGTTTGTCCAGCACTTAATCCTGTTAAATATAGGTAAGGCATTAACCCATTAACACTATTATCGTCGTCACAAGCAATTTGTGATAATGATCCGATACTACCTGTGTAGACAGACATACCACCATCCGTAATAACACCTTCAATCATATCTAATTCCACAATTCCGTTTGAAGGTACTAAAACACTAAACCAAACGTCTTCACCAGCATAACTAGCACAACTTGGTGTTGCCTCTGAAGTGGATGTCGCATTTACATTAGTATAAGTAGAATATGTACCTAAATTTAATGTTAAACCTATCGCCCCTGAAGGATTATCATTAATTGGTGGTGTTGGAGGTGCGGTACAAGTTCTACTCATAGTAAATGTACCTGTATTTGTTGATAACCCTGTTGTACTGTAATATGCAATATAGATATAGTATTGGGTACCATTAACTGTTGTAAAGGTATATGTTTCTGTACCTGCGGCAAATCCAACGTCTTGGTCAGTAATTAAAGTATATGTTGCCCCACAAATAGTCCCACTCATAATTACCATTTCGTGGTCAAATCCTGTCCCAGCAACTGAGGTAATCGTTGTTGACTGTCCGTCACCCACAAAACTATACCACACACCATAAGGTGATGAATATCCTAATGGTGCGGTTTCTAAAACTGAACCTACCGTTGTTCCTGCTAATCCTGATGTTCCACAAGATAATACAGTTGCGGATGAACAATTATCATTAGATGGTGCGGGTATTGGTGACGTGGAACTTGCAGACGCAACCCAACTACTAAATGTTCCTCCACAATTACTTCTAACATAAAGAGTATAAGTTGTATTTTGTGTTAATGATGATGTTGACGCAGTTGTAACACCCGCACCAACACTACCACTAGCAACCAACCCTGTTGCACCACTACCACCTAATCCTGAAGTTCTCATTTCCCATTCATATCCGTTAGTCGGTAATGATGGTGATGCCGTCCAAGATAGGTTTGCAGATGTAGGTGATGTATAAGAAATTAATGGTGATGTTGGTGATGAACATGCCGGTGGTGTCCATACAAATATTAAACCACTTGTTGGGAAACACGTTCCTGTAGAGGTGAATCTAACAGTATGGGCATTTGATGTTCCTGCTGTTGTACCATTAGGTGCGCCCCAATTAGGTGTAGCATCAGGAACAGTTCCTGTCAATCTTCTATTATTATAATCAGTATTTGTAGTCCCTCTTAAACCAACCATAGGGACATATTGAGTACTAGCAGCAATTGTCGTCATATTGCCGTAAACAACCCTAACAACCCCTGTTGTTTTATTTATTCGTATTTGGAAAGAAAATCTTTCCGTTTGAACAAATGGTGTGGTTGTTGAATATCTTGCACAGTTTTGCCATTGAAATATTACTTCTGTTCCGTCGTCTTGCCACCTTCTTTCATAAACTTGACTTGCAATTGCGGTACTTCTTAAATCCATATTCATTCCACATATAACACCTGTTGCGGTTGCAGTTGATGATATTGCTCCCGTAGTACCATTTCCTGTTGTAGTCGTTCCTGGATTTAACCAAATCGCTCCATCTGCAGTCATATTAACAGATGTTATTGTAACATTATTAAAAATGAACTGTGACCCTACAGGTAAAGTAAAATAACTACCATCGGTATCATATGCGGTTACACCACCTGTTGTTGTCACTAATTGGGTGCCTCCAACAATTGTAGTATACGTACCTGTGGTTTCAGTAAACGTGTAACTACTCACTTGAGATCTAACAAAAAAATTTGTCAGTAAAATAAAAAATATAAATAATGCGTTTTTCATAATAATTGTTTTTAATAATAAATACACATAAAATGACTTATTATCAATTATTATATCTATCATTTGAATATAATAGGGGATTTAATTAGCATAAAAAAAGGAGATAATTTCTTATCTCCTTTTCTCTTATACATTTAATTGATTATCTCAATTCTCTCAAGTCAAATGTTCTAACTCCATCAACCGTGATTTTACCATAGAAACGGTTGTTAACCATTTTCTTAGCGTATCTCGT